GGAGCGTATGGTTTACGCCTCACCCAGACCGATACTGTCGAAACTTACGCCGCCACGACATTACCCGCCGCCCTTGTGAAACGCCTGCGTGGAAAAACCGTTGTACTGGCGGCCAGGGTATTTGTTCCGTCGACATCAACGCGGGGTAACTGTGGAACGGTCCAGATACCTGAGATTTCCAACAACCGGCCCTATGGTACCCCGAGCGGGGGACGTGGTGGTTTTATCTGGAAAGCCACCGTTATTACCGTACCTACAACGGCAACGGCCCTCACGGTTCGGGCAGTACTGGATACAGCAGGCGGAGCTGCGGGTAACTGGTGCACCTTCGACCGGCTGACGCTTACTGCCGGGACTATCCCGCAGGATTTTTATTAACCGGAGAGTAATTATGGCAACCCGAATTATTAACAGAAATGCCAGCCTGTGGGCTTCACCTAAAGCGAAACTGTCCGTTCCTTTCGCTGGTCCCTGGGAGGGGTTCTTTTCATTTGGTATTGATGCAGCGACATCTGTTCGCAACCTGATTGAGGATAAGCCGGCGCTCTCCGTCATTGGCAGTCCGTTATATGGTGGAAACTACATTGAGCTGACGGGTGCACAGGTGGCTTACCTGGCGACGTCAATAAAAAACACAGAGGATATGACCATTGTCGCCTCGGTAATGCCGATGAATGATGCCAGCTCCGCTGTCGTCTCTAACTATCAGTCGCAGCGCGCCGATGGCACTGGTCTGTGCATTGGTACTCAGCTGGGGTTTGATATCAACACACCCGCAGACGGAAACGTTCAGGCCACGTTTAACCATAGTGTACTGGTAAACGGTATTTCGACTGGCGCGAGAGCAAATACTCCTGATGCGCCCATTAACACATGGAGTCTAATTAGCGGGAGGGTAAAAAATTCAGCTCGTACCAGAACGGTAAATAACCTGACGACGGGAACCACCGGGGTGAACAGCCCGGCACTGAATCCAGCGGATTTGGGAGATTTCCTGCGTATAGGATCGGCTTATAACAGCCAGTTTGGTGGGGTGGTGAGAGTTTGCGAGGTCGCAATCCTGAGCGGGTATCTGGCTGACGCCGATTTTGCATTACTGGTACAGCTGATGCGCGCCAGTGCGGCAAAAAAAGGGATTGTGGTATAGATCTAACAAAAAATCCCCGGCAAAGAGCCGGGGAAAGCGATGAATGACATTATTGCTGTGTGCGTCTTTGCGCATCGAGTATCTTCTAAGAAAATTCCTGGTGTTTCCAGATGTTTCTCGTCTTTAGAGTGCAACAAGGTGGCCGGGAGGCTCGTTAAATAACGTACGTGACAGGAGCCGCATATCGTCTATCTGATGTCAGGAACCGTTATATTCATCAGCTCCCACTGTTCTGAAGCCTGGCTGATAGCGGCCTCAGCCTCCATCATTTGCTCAGAAAACCGTTTTGTTCCTATGCCACATCCGGAACATTCCACATAATGCACATAAAAATAGGTGATTCCGTCGGTTTCCGGCTTTGTCATCACCATTGGCTCACACTGACATAATATGCATACTGTCATTTTTACCTCACAGGATATCCGGCAGCGCGTTGTTGACTGAGTGGATCGTTGCGATACCTTCCACAACGGCATCTGGCCCACGGCGAACGCCCACACCATGACCGTTTTTAACGGTTACATCTCCCGTCACTATCCCTGTGGCATAGTTCAGCCAGGCGCATCCAGCCTGGCTGGCGATAGTTCCTGCCGTATTCCCCAGCCTCATATTCCCGTCCATCACAACAGGCCCGTATTTTGTGTCGCCGTGAATATCACACTGCGCATTTTCAATAGCCACCATTCCGCCTGAGACATTAAAATTGAATGTCCCTCCGTTGATTACCATTTTCGTAAACTCATGGTTTGAAGCCCCCTGGGCAGACTGACCGGCCTGATCGCCGTTATAACTACCATTACAGCCATTCAGGATCATTTTTCCGGCACCGCCTACAGGCGCATGCTGCCCGAAGCCATCATTTGAAATCCGCCAGGCACGCACGTTATTACAGATGATCAACTCATTTCGCCCCGTACCACCAACACCGGCATTCGCACAGTACTCAATAACGGAGTCATTGACGGTCAGGAAGCCGGTGCCTGCCGGTTGCGTGGATAACCCGCAGGAAATGCCATTAATCATGCAATAGCGCGCGATACAGTCATTCACCGTAAGGAGTCCAAACCCGGTTGTCGCTACCCCAAAATTACGCCTGGATATTTCAATCGAGTGCAGAGCAGGGTCTGAATCATCCGGTAACCGGACATAAATAATGCCTCCTGCATATCCATACTCACCAGCTGCTGGCGTGGTCGGCGTGGAGGTGTTTTGTAGTAGTTTAAAAAGAAAATCATCTCTGTCACCGACCGTCTCCGTCATTGATGTAACGACCACCTGAAGCACAGAGGTATACCCCAGTGTTTTCTGAAAAATCTGACCGTTCTGAGTCCACCCGGATGTATGTTCTTCAGATCCAAAGGTGTACCACGGTTCACCATCAACGCCTGATAAGGTCACATTCTCGGTGGTGTTAAATACAACCTCCTGTCGTAGTGGAGAACTTTCCGGGGCAATAATCTTTATTTCATAATCGGAAAGACCGAGGCATAACCCCTGCGCCAGACCGAGGCTGTTCACTGGATCATCGACTGACCCTTTTCCCGACGCTTTTCCTCTGACCGTATCCACATAAAGCGGATTAGGAGGATAATTTCTTAACACGCCTGGTGTTCGCCAGGCCGTCCGCCATGACTGGTAAACACTCATTTAAGCCACCTTTGTCAGTCTGACGGCGAGTAATGCGATGGCAGTGGGCAGGGTATCACTGGAAGACGCGCCATTTCGTCCGATGCGAAGGGTAGTATGCCGTGTAGGGTCAACGGTGAGATCAAGCGCTAATTGTGTTTCCACTGCAATAAACGGTGTGCCATTAACCGGAACGACCGCAGCATAACCTGCAGGCTCCTGATTGAAAGACTCACCGGCAGACCAGCTATGCCGCTCACCTGAAAGGCTCACATTGAAATTGTTGTTAGCAACGAGGTTTGTCCAGATCAGGGATATACGCATTTTTGACCAGTGAGACGGCAGGTCTATCATTTTTGTGATGGATGCGTTTACCCCATGAGTGAACTGCCAGCCCGCGAGGCGACTGGCTATCATGCCAAAACTGGCACTCCCCACAGCAAGGTCAAAGTCTTTCGCCGGAATAGTAATGTTTGCAATCGCGTTTGCAGGATCGGCCGTGATACCGTCGACTTCCACCTGTAGCTCAAGGAACTGTTGTTTAGTGGGTAACGTTGCAGCTGCTTCAACAGCCGTATCCCTGGCCTGAAAAACATCATCAGTGATGGCATCCACCTGTTTCTGATATCCCTTCATGGTGGGGAGCTCATCACCACCTCGGTTTTGCCATGTATCAGCTTCACTGTTCATGGCGCGATCAAGATCGCCAGCATTACGTAACAAGACCTCTGGTGTCGTCGAGCCGAGTGGAGGGGTCAGGGCCATGTTTTTTGCTCCAAAAAAGGCGTTCGCCCAAACGAGGGTTTGAGCGAAAAGAGTTAATTAGGGGTTGTTATGGGGTATTACGCGACGTCGCCGGGGTATGTGGCGTCGTCGTACTGGTAGAACGATTCGAGGTATTCTTTAGCGGTGACCTGGCAGGTGCCGTCAGACTGCGGCGCGATCTCCTCTACAATGGCGTCATAGACACTTCGCGTTGAGCTGCAGAACACCAGGCGGATCGGCTCGATGGTTGCCGATGACAGGTCAACCCGCATGGGATCATCAAACTCGCTCAGGTGCGGGGCTGACAGCTGAAAGTCACCCACCCTGCTCGCCACCATCAGGCCGGATGCAGAGCCATCCTGATAGCGGATCAGCGCGCGGGGATTTTCGAAAGACCAGTCAAGCGGCTCCGTGACGGTGAACGTTGTCACGCCACCAGCCGTTGTCATCGCCTCCACCAGACAGGAAATCGTGTTGTTGCCCGGAATATCATCCGTGAGCACAATGCGATCGCCCGTGTTGTAGCACAGAGCGTCCAGTTCGGTAGTGGTCTGGAACGTCACCCGCTGCTGCAGGTATTTCATCAGGCGACGCATGCCAATCTGGTAGGCGTGATCCTGATTCAGTACCCCATCGAGTTTGTAGTTCTCGATTTTCACCGGCGTGGGATTGTCCGGCGTCCGGCATTTAACGGTCTCCTCCGCCCAGGTAGTCCCGTTGATGTATGTCACGTCGACGCCATCAAAATCATCGTCGGACGGTACGGTAAATCCGCTCTGCAGCTCCTCCACCATCTCATGCGGAGTGATCACGCCAGTCCAGGGCTTAATCCCCTCACGGTTGACCGTCGCCAGGCCATCACTCAGCAGAAAACGTGACTTCCCGGCATTGGCTATCTTCTGCAACATTTCCAGCGCTGAGATACTGTCGCCGGTAGCAAAGTCGAAATACTCTCCCCGTGGCGTCCAGTACGCAGACTCCAGCGCGTTGATGGTGTCGACATCCATCTCCAGCCCCAGCGAGTTCCCGACATGCAGCAGCGCCCCCGAAATGGTTCTGGCCGTTCCTGAGTCATAGGCGCGCGTGGCCACAACGTTAACGCGACGGTCCGACTGCGCCGCCAGCTTCCCGCCCGTCTCGACGGTCACCGCCATCAGCGACACGCCGGGATAGGATGAAGGTCGTGTCAGCAGTCGCCCGCGCAGTGCCTGGCAGTACATCGAATCCCTGGCGTTGTTTGAGCCCTGCTCATTGCGCCGGCGACAGCGAACCTCTACCAGTCCCGGAGAGCTGAGGGTGATCCGCTCAGTGAAACCTAACCCGTTGACGTTTTTCAGCGCATACTCGCCCTGGTGACTCACCCACCCCGAACCGGAACCGTAGACGCGATACTGAATCTCCCACTCAACGTGGCGGATCCGTTTTTTGCCCTTACTGTCAAAGCCACAGATGCCGTTCGGGAAGGAGAAATTCACCTCGAATGCATCCACCACTTCATTCTCAGGGCATACGAGGAAAGGCCCCAGCCAGCTCAGCGTGTCGTTAAGACCAGTAGCCTCATAGTCGATCATCGTCCTGGCGGTGAATCCCGGCCATGACTCATCAACGGCACCGTTAACCAGGCGCGCCACCGTCGCCGTCGTGCCGTCAGCTGACACAATCCGGTACTCATTCCCGCGGTGAGCAAGTGAAAGCCGTTGCACCCCCTCCGGCATGCCGGAAAAGGCCGTTCCCGTGGCAGAGTTATAGGCGAGTGTCACATTCGCCGTTACCGCCGGGCTGCCGCCGGTTGATGCCGTGCCTGAGGTGTAAACCGGGGCATCACCGAAAACAGCTGCAGGCAGTGAAGAGGACGTGATCGCCCCACCCGCGAACGGACTGGCCGCCTCGGTTATTAGTACGGTGCCGCCGTTGTCCTGCGCAACCAGGCCGGAGCCAGTGAGTCCCTCGGTGATTGCCGTCAGCAGTCCCGACATCGAGACGTAGTTAGCCACCAGCGACACCGGGTAGGTAACCCCCTGCCAGGTGATCGTGAACGTGCTGAAGCTGGTCGAAAAATCGTAGGTGGTCGGGGCCGCGCTGGCCTGGACTTTTGCCGTACTCCCCCCGGTGCCGGGCACTGCAGCCTGACCGGGGGTATATGACGCGATAAACAGATCGTAATCGACAGAGTTAAACCCCAGCGTCACCGGCATTCCAACCACCGGCGCGATCTCCGTCAGCAGCGGGCTGGCGATAACACTGTATCCAGCCGCCGTAGTGATCTGGTAGTTCGCCGGGGCTTTCAGTTCGACCACGGCGCCAGCTACCCAGCTGGACGGTAGCGCGTTTTCGTTCTCGTCGTCGTCATCGCCGTCATCCGTGTCCAGCCCGGTAAACGTCACGCTCGATCCGGAGACGGTCATGCTGTCTGCGATAATATCGTCGGCATCCGGCGACGTCTGGGCCATGTCCAGCCCGGTTCCGGATGACGTCCCGCCCACTTCGGTGGAGTTGACCCAGTTTTCGCTGCGCTCATCACCGGAAACGTCCGCGCCTGGCGGGTAATGGGTGCTGCTGAATCCCGGTAGCGTTGAAGCTGGCGTACTGCCAACCCTGATATCGCCATTGGTATAAATCAGATCACCGACACCGAGACACAGCAGCATCTGGACGCGCATTTTCGTAGGATCGGCGGCATCAAACCGGGTAACCGGCTGCACCACATAATCAGGGTAGATACGCACCCGGCCAAATACCTCACGAATGGCATCACCGAGTTTTGCGGTATTCGCCTTTGCCGGGTTCAGGTCGAGACTCCGCCCTGTGGATGAGGTATAGCCGCCCGTATCGATGTTGCTCATCATAAAGTGCGAATAGGCTGCAGCGGCAACGGAGATACCGACGCCGATCCACGCGATTGTGGCGGCCTCCAGCCCGAAGGGAACCGGATAAAGCCTGACATCACTATCAGGGCGAATCACACACTTAGCCCACTTGCCTGGCGGAATTAACAGCCCCTCAACCTCAACGGTCAGCGGTGGAACATCCCGATCCTCGTAGCCTTCAACATTTGCCACCAGCCAGCTGCGAATACTGGTTACACCATGCTCATGCGTTTCGAGTGGTTCACCGGGAAGCCGGGACGGGTAAAAACGAATGGTCATTGCCAGAACTCCACTTTGACAAATCGGCGCTTAAACCGCGGCAACGGCAGAAAGGTGACGTTCGTACCCGGGTTGCATTCCGCCACATGCAGCAAACCATCGATACTGACCACGATCCCCACATGGGTGACGGTTGATCCGGAATAACAGGCCACCCCGGCCCCTTCGCAGGGTTCGCAGCGCTCAAGGGTAAGCATCATCCTGCGCGCTTCCCGGTCGAGGCCGCCGTCGTCTTTGGTGACCCCTGCAAAATCGGGCCAGACGGGTAAATTCAGGTCGCGGCGTATCTCGTTCACAATGCCGAAACAGTCAAGTAGCGGGTAGACTCTACCGCCCTCCTGCCATTTAACAGAACGGTATTTATCAGGGTTGAACATTGAGATTCCTTAGCTGATATAACGCAGTCCGGGGAATACAGGGAGCGTGTAGCGGTAACGCGGCCAGGCCATATCGAGGACATTCATATAGCCCGCGGTGATCTGCACCTCTGTCGCTGTCCAGGAGCCCGACTTGATTTTCAGCGTATACGGCACTGCCGCAGGCGCTGCTAAATCAGTGGAGATATAGCTCCGGTACGTCAGAGATGCCGAAAGGCGGTTCACCAGCGCATTGCGGATTGCCGTGGACACAACGCCGTCGATATTGCACAGGGCAAATTTGAGGTCCTGTGTGCCGTCCGCATTGCGCGCCGGCAGCGCAATGTCTATCGCACAGGCTGAAAACGTTACGGTATCGCCGTTCTCCGTCGTTGCCGTGATGTTCTCGTAACCCTGGCACAGATAATGGACGTCAGAACCAATGGTGATCTCCAGCGTTTCAATGATCACCTCCGGCCCGCTGCTGGCGTAGAGGCGTTTAATCTGCGTCATGCTTCGGCCACTCCTTATTCAGCGCAATATCCAGCAGTGAGCTGCCGACGATCCATTCCGGGTAATTACCCCATGGGGCAGGAGCAAGGGGGCGCTCCCATAATTCAAGCGTTGCCGTGTACTTCCAGTAAATCGGGGCCACCAACACCGGTCCCTGATAAATATCTGTGAAGCGGCATTTGTAAAACTTAATGCCCGCCGGCGTCTGCAGCTTCATCATGAACCACGCTGCCCCGTCAGATAACGCATCACGGAACCAGGACTCAAACGCCAGGCCCTGCGCATCGGTTTCCATAAACCAGGTGATGCTGGCCTGCGTCGGCGTGGACGTAAAAGCTCGCCTTTGCCTCGCGCGACCGGTGGTTAACTGGGTTCGTTTTAACGGGCTCACAGGCTGAAATCCGTATCCTTCCTGTAATGGCATAGGGAGGCTGTCATGTGGGTAGTAGATATCAGTCATGCAGTCTCCCGGTAAAGTATCTCGAATAAAATTTCACCATTAACCTCAGGAGGGTATTCATTTCAGAATAAAGCACTATGGAATCGAAGAAATCTCTGATTTTTTGGTTAAAATTAACGAAGATAAAAATCTTATTAAATCGAAACAAACACACAAGGCGATATATTTATCAACTCACCTCAAGAGCTAAGGAAGGTGCGAATAAGCAGGTCATTTCTTCCCAAGCTGACTCGCTGATTAAAATTTCGCGGATCTGGGCCGATTTTTTTCCCGCAAACACATCGAATCAGCCTGTTTAGGCTATTTTTTCCACCATTTCTGGCGTTATTTCCGGTTTTTACTGAGATCTCTCCCACTGACGTATCATTTGGTCCACCCGAAACAGGTTGGCCAGGGTGAATAACATCGCCAGTTGGTTATCGTTTTTCAGCAGCCCCCTGTATCTGGCTTTCACGAAGCCGAACTGCCGCTTGATGATGCGAAACGGGTGCTCCACCTTGGCACGGATGCTGGCTTTCATATATTCGATGTTGATGGCCGTTTTGTTCTTGCGCGGATGCTGCTTCAAGGTTTTTACCTTGCCGGGACGCTCGGCGATCAGCCAGTCCACATCCACCTCGGCCAGCTCCTCGCGCTGTGGCGCTCCTTGGTAGCCGGCATCGGCTGAGACAAATTGCTCCTCTCCATGAAGCAGATTACCCAGCTGATTGAGGTCATGCTCGTTGGCCGCGGTGGTGACTAGGCTGTGGGTCAGGCCACTCTTGGCATCGACACCAATGTGGGCCTTCATGCCAAAGTGCCACTGATTGCCTTTCTTGGTCTGATGCATCTCCGGATCGCGTTGCTGCTCTTTGTTCTTGGTAGAGCTGGGTGCCTCAATGATGGTGGCATCCACCAAAGTGCCTTGGGTCATCATGACGCCTGCTTCGGCCAGCCAGCGATTGATGGTCTTGAACAATTGACGGGCCAGTTGATGCTGCTCGAGCAGGTGGCGGAAATTCATGATGGTGGTGCGATCCGGCAGGGCGCTATCCAGGGATAATCGGGCAAACAGGCGTATGGAGGCGATTTCGTACAGGGCATCTTCCATGGCACCGTCGCTCAGGTTGTACCAATGCTGCATGCAGTGAATACGCAGCATGGTCTCCAGCGGATAGGGCCGTCGGCCATTGCCCGCCTTGGGATAAAACGGCTCGATGACAGCGGTCATATTCTGCCATGGCAGAATCTGCTCCATGCGGGACAAGAAAATCTCTTTTCTGGTCTGACGGCGCTTAGTGCTGAATTCACTATCGGCGAAGGTGAGTTGATGGCTCATGATGTCCCTCTGGGATGCGCTCCGGATGAATATGATGATCTCATATCAGGAACTTGTTCGCACCTTCCCTAAAAGAAATCAAAAAAACAGCATTATCAATATATTAATTTTATTGACTTTAATATGAGCTTACATTGTTTCGGCACAGCCCCATATCAAAATAAAAAATGGCGATGCGCCGACAGGCAATATACGTCAATGTGACTGCTTGTTTAAAAGCAACTCCTGAAGAAGAAGCGCAATAGAAACAAAGATCAAAACCCCACAAAAAACAATTTTTGCAAAATCATAGTTAAACACGGTTGTAAGCGTATCATTATTATATAAGTGATTATGCCTATAGGAATAAGTTGTGTAGATATCATCGCATATTTCAAGAATTCCACCGACTATCAAAACAAGCCAAAGAAATGAAAACTTCACTCGGACCTCCTTACGTTTACGTCTCCTATTGAAGATAAGTCCGCCAATAAAAAGAGGAATCATAAAAGCTATAAAGTCTTTAAATGTAAATGTTAACAACGCTTCCATTAATAAGATCCTTGTGTTTTCTTGCACCTACTCAGATTGTTAGACTTACCTACCTAATCAAGTCTCAGCTAATGCAGTTTAGCTTACCTAGGACCGTGTCGTGTATAGTTTCCTTTTAGAGCGTTGCCAAAAGCTCCTTGTGGCATGGTAACCTCCTTTGTGAGTTCACCTTTTAACTGCCTGGAAAGCTGTCGATTATTCTGATTGAGTGTAGCGCTCAACTGCTCCGGAGTAATACCCTGGAGATGAAACTCCTGATTAATCGGCGCGTGTACAGTTGTTTGCCTACGGTTATCGCTGTTAACGTTCTGAACACCAGTACCAAACCCTGTACGCCCCAGAGTTGCATCAAGCGGTTGGCCATTTCGAAGTGCCTCAAGCTGAGACACGCCGATCCGGTTCGTTGATGCCTGGTCGAAGACGTACTCTCCTTTGTGAACAATACCCGCTGGCTGATACTTACCACCGGGGCCTGTGTAACCGCCAGAGGCGAAGCCAACACCTGAAACAGCCTGGATATTTGAGACGATACTGGCAGTCTGCGCAGCGATTGAGGCCATAGCGATGATGTTGGCCGGATAAGGCGCGCTAACTGCACCGCTTGCTATAGCCTGCTGGATTTTCACCATTGAGTCCGCGATAGCGAATGCCTTGCTCGCAGCAAAAGCGACCTTGTAGATTGCCGATTGCTCACCAAACCCCGTTCGCATGATTTCAGCGGTGCTATCAAACAAGGACTGCGTGGCCGCAGATATGATGGTGTTTTTCTGAGCCTCTATGACCTGATTTGCATCCGCTGCACGCTGACGAATAGAGGTCATTCTGGCCTCACCCTCGGCAGTTATTTCACCGGCCTTCGCATAAGCTTCCTCCTGAGCTGCCAGCCAGCGCTGGAGCTCTTGCTGAGCCTGTCCATATTCGTTGATTTGCCCCTGCATCCCCTCAAAAGTTCCAGAGAGTCGCCCTCCTGTGGGTGTCAGGTTTCCTACAACATTACGAACCGTCGAGGGCAGTTGCATATCGGTGTTTTGATAAATATCTGCCCGTGTTTTTTCATATTCACCGGGTTTTAGTTGCCCGGTTGCTTTGGCCTTCTCCAGCAGTTCAAGACGGGTTTTAAGCAGATCGTTGGTCCGCTCATCCTTCGTCTTTACCTGTTCCTGCATCTTCCGATAATCGTCCAGGGTTTTTACGGAATTTTGCAGTGCCTCCTGCTGCTTATACGCCTGGAGGATTTCATCTGAACGGGAAAGGATCGATTTCTGGTCAGCTGTGAGCTGCGTTTTAGACTTGAGGTCAGCAATTTGCTGTTCGAACTTAACTCGCGCCTGGGTTGCGCTGTTAAGCTTGTCACTGGCATCCAGCTGGGACTGCATGGCAGCAGTCTGCTGGTTTATCTGATCAAGCAGCCGGGTTGCTGCGTCCTCGGTATATGCTTTACCCTTTGGCGTCTTGGGTGGTTTCGGATCTTTGTACATCTCGTTAATACGAGAAACATTTTTTGCATATTGCTCTGCAGTAATTGCACCTGCCTTCAGGAACTCGCTTTGCTGCTTAATAGCTTTATTGCGCTTATCCGCATTGCTCAGATATTGCTGGTTAACGCGATCTGCTTCCTGCTGCGTTTTAATTCGTTGCTGTTCGGCTTTGTCATGACTGCTGATTATTTCAGTTAAAACGCCTTCTGTTGTGATTTGAGATTGCAGATTATTTAGCTCATCTTCGAGCTCAGCCTTTCTTCCACCAAAAAATAGCTTCCCACCAGCAGCCTTATCTATCCAATCTAATTCCTTACGAATTTGAGAGATCCGCTCGGTGCCGGTTTGCTCGCGACCAATATCAAGCATGGCATCCCATGCTCCTTTAGCCGTTTTAGCAAGCGAGTCCCAAGCACGTTCAAGAATCCCCAAATTCTGATGAAAATCGTTCGCACGCTGCTGCATGGCATTGGCGTAAGCATCACTAGCCACCCGTGCAGCATCCTGCTGATTACCTTCATCCTGCAGTGCTTTAATCTGGTTGTAGGTTGCCAGTGTCAGAAAGTGGTACTGGTCGTTAAGTTTGGTAATGGCCGCAACCGGGTCAGCAGCAATGTCGTTGAAATCACCCACCAGCTTTTCAGTGGCGATGCCTGTGGCTTCACTGATTTCAACCACGGCAGTTGTTACTCGTTCCAATGACTCTGCAGCCACCTTCCCGGATGAAACTATCTGGTTAAGTGTGGCTGCGGTCACTCCAGTAGTTGAGTTGGCAACTACTGAAACCCGAGCGGCCATTTCTGCTAGTTGCCCGGTGGTTTTACCAACCAGATTACCGCTAAGGGTCAATGACTTATAGAACTCGTCCTGCTCCTGAGAGCCTTTATGATAGGCCAGCCCAAGAACACCGACAGCCGCGGCAGCCAGAGTGACAGGATTAATTAACCCCAGCACATACCCGCCAACACCTTTAATCGCGGGGCCAATACCGCCGAACATATCTTTCAACTGCCCGCCCTGCTGCATAAGCACCATAAACGGCGACTGACCCGTAGATAAGCCGACGATAATGTCAGTCATCTGCGCCGGGATCATGCGCATGGCAAAGGCAGTCTGTGCGGCAGATTGTCCGGTTTTGCCAAGGTCGTCGCGAAATCCAGTTAGCCTGTTTCGTGTTTCCTCGATTTTCTTTGAATAAAGATCGAATGTATCGGTATCTACCATCCCCTTTGATTTGAATTTCGCAAGATCTTGCTGTTGTTTATCCAGTTTATTCAGAGCTGCATTTACCGGGTCAATTCGATCTAAGAGTTCAGAAAGAGACTGTTTTTCTTCATCAGTAGCCTTTGTCACTTTCCCTGCACTGGTGGCAGCACGTTCGCCTGCCTGCGTCATTTTTACCAGTGCAGTTGCGAGATTGTCAGCCTGCTTCTCTGCCCCGGAGCTATCAATCACAATGGCCAGGCGGGAGGTTTGTTCTGTCATTTAGCTATCTCCGGGCAATAAAAAACCCCGCCGTAGCGAGGTTTTTTTACGAATATAATATTTTGATAGTTATATTATCGAAACGGGTTCACTGGTAATACTCAGGTCTGTTTAATATCACTTCCACAGTGTTTACATTTAATGGCCTCTTTGCGGATAGGCTCGGCGCAGAAAGGACATTTTTTATACTCACCAGACTCACCATTAAGCACTGCTCGGCGTTCAGAGGTAGACGATGATAAGACAATAAGAAGACCAAGAATCGGCGCAATAAATGCAGTAAAACCAGCGATCACGCCGTTTCCATTTGTGATGTTTGATGCTAAAACGACCAAGCCGAAGCCTATAGCGCACATACCAATAAGGTAAAGGAACGCAATACCTAACCCATTTCGTTTTGCAGCAATAACTGCTACAACAATAACTGCTAGCCCAAAAAGCATAAAACCTAAAAGCGGTTCCACTTCCCCATCCCCATCATTAACATTTGCACACAGGTTAGCACAGGAATAAATGTAGACAATGATATGACTACTTCACTTTTGCCTGTCTTTTCTGCTCTTCAGCCCACTCAGCCCTCCAGGCGTCATCGAGGGCCAGTATTGCTGAGTCAAACTCAATGCGGTCGATCAGGATGGTGCGCGATGTCAGGTAAAGCTCAATATCGTTCAGGGATAGAGGGAGCGGCACTCCGGCCATGCCGGCATACTTCCTGCCGCGCGATATCATAGCGTAAGCGTTGAGGATCTCCCCAGTGACCGCATCGATTTCAGGCTCTGGAATGGGTGGGAGATTTAGCTTCTCCCTGCGCCACTTTGCTTTCTCGCCCTGCTCGCCGGCGAAATCCTTTAGCCACTTTTGGGCCTTTATGGCTTTTTTACGGTTTCCTGAGTCTGCTGCTCCTTACCCTGAGCAATGTTTGCCGCCTCAGCCAGTATCAGCCAGTATAGCGCCGGATGCTGTTTCAGCATGGCGGCCCCAAGTTCTGGGGTGTAGTCGACAGCAACCTCTATGCCGTCGACTAACTGACCTACTCCCTCCCAGCCTTTCAGCAGGAACCGAGCGGCGTTATCGATCAGCAGGTCATCAACAGAGTCGATATCGTCCACGCTGGCGAGATTAAAATCCGTTGTCCCCACCTTATAACCTGCGTCCATCTTATCGATGTGGCGGCGCACCAGCGCGTTACGTGAGCGATATTGCGGATTCTCGCTGCTGGCCACCAGCAGGCGAAGTTTGAACAGCGATTCTTCTTCCGGCGAGAATTCCTTTTTGCTGCCTTCTGGCTTTTTGTAAGGATAAAACCAGCGCTCGCCATTTAAATCAATTTTCGGGGTAACAATCAGCATAAAAACTCCATAAAAAAACCTCCAAAGAGGGCCAATGTTAATCATCACCGCCAGTAGTGGCAGGAGCGCGGGTAATAGTTGGCGGAGTATTGGCCGCGGTGATATCCAGCTGAACCTGAACAATGTCAGTGCTCCCCGCATCCGGCCAGTCGCCGGAGATCTGCACTTCCGGGAAATCGAAGGTATATGCGCCTTCAGCATTCTCCAGCGTGAAGCTAAACGGCACCGTTTCGCAGGTGAACGTTTTTTTGTAAACCTCCCAGGCAGCCTTTGACCATGACAGCGTGATTTGACCTGACGGGGTAAAGGTTGTCGGAATGTTTGCGCCGGCGAATGCCGAACCGGTACCGATGCAGCGCTGGGTCTGCATATTGTTGTTGAACTGGATGTTAAAAGTGTCGACGCAGAAACCTGTCCCGCCATCAACACCATTCAGCCGGATGTTCGTGACTTCTTTGAAGGAGTAACGCAGCGCCCCCGCTAAATCCACCGGAGTGGTGAAATAGCTGGTATCGTCCCCTTTCGTCTCCCAGTCCAGCCCTGCAAACGTAATGGTTGCAGTGATATCACCATCGGCCGGGATTTCCATCTGGAAGGTGCCAACCTGGCAACCGCGGGCAATATGGGCAATCCCCACATCACTGGCAAAAGTCGCCACGGAGAACGTAATGCGACCATAACCCATCGTCAGCACGTTATTTACCCATTCGGTACCGAAACAGCTGGCAAGAAAATCGTCATGCTGATTCCAGCGAAACCGTGTGCCGACATCGCCGCCGACATCCACTGTGCCACGTGAAACGCCCTGCGCCATGCGGTCACCAGCGATTTCGTCATTGTCGTTGGTGTTCTGCGTTGGTTTCAGACCAAATGAAGAACGACGCAGCAGGTTCCACGCCCCTGCTGTAGGCGTGATTCCTGGCGTTGTCTCGCGAATAAACGCGGCTACTACTTTTGCACCTGAGCTCACAGGAGCCTCCTGTTTTTTGTGCGCTACAGAGCGCGATAAGGAATTTGAAGATTGAGCTGTAACCAGCCATCGGTCTCAACTGCCGGCACAGCAGAAACGGCGAAATAACTCAGCTTCCCGTCGTCCCTGAACTCAAATAGCTCCGTTAGCTGATCGGCGGTCCGGGAGATAAGCAACGTCCCGGAACCGACCGGAACAAACAGCTGAATGATGAGTAAGCCCGTCCTGTGGACTACCGGCCCATCCCCAATCTCGGTTGCGCCAGCCTGTCCTGCAATGTTGGTGAGGCGGGCCCAGATATCGCGGTTGCTGGGGTCAAATACCGGACCATTGGGATAATCCACCGCATCAGAGGCAATAGCGGTCTGTGCCGCCATTCGGGAAATGACAGCGTTTCTGATTTCTGTAAGGGTCATTTGTAGGCCTGAATCACACCATTAAACGAGACGGCATAGACGCCTGTTGGCGCCTGCGTTGAGTGACCATTCTCCAGAGGCACGGAGTAAGGCAGGTTCGACTGGATGTAAATCACCGAGTAGGCTGGCGCCTGGTCAATGATATTTTTGCCATTAAGAAACGTCATTGTCCCACGCGGATCCGGTTCGGTCGGGACGGAGTGATCGGGTTCGCCGATGCTGACAAAATGCGATGCCCTGAAGGTTCCTGCGCGATACTCAGCCGGCCGCCTGATATCCATGCTGTCATTAACACGGACTTTCTTCCTGAGCCTTCCGGTTTTGGTCAGGTTAGCAGGATCGGCATAAAGAGATTCGTTCCATTCCCCAACAGCTTTGTTGTATTGAACCGCGGTCGCGTTGATGGCCCACAACTCCGGGTTTCCTACTGGCGACCGTTGAACAATTTCATTCAGCAGTTGAATGGCGATTGTCCGCTGGCGTAGTTTGACATCTTCGGCCACCAGCCCGGCGAATGCCGCCGGGTCAATGTTCCAGCCCTTAGCCATATCACACCCTCCGCAGTTGAATGGAGTACGCAGCGCCAGCAGAGTCGGCAGAAGCGGTGATGATCTCGTAACGCTGAAGCTCACCCGTAATAGAATCCGGTGCGGTGATGATATGCCCGACTGCCGGCTTGTCAGTCACCTCATTGACCAGGGCGGTTAGCTTCACGTCACCATGCAGAATGTTAACGCCATCGATACGGCGCAGTTTATAACGCGCCAACACTCCACGCCCCGAGTAAGTCACCTGCGTTTCAGTGCCGGTTTCCGTCACCGGGTCCCAGGCACCTCGAACGGTGTATGACCCAGTGAAATCCTTAACGGCATCCTGCAGGTCTGTACCGAAGGCTGCGGCGACATCGGTCTGCAACTCGTCACGAATGCCCATATCACCCCCTCACCAGCCGCACCTGTGACTGACTAACGCCATAGGGCTTAAGCATGGCCAGCGCCAGCTGCAGGTCCGAATCAAGCAATGCCGAACTGTTGGTACCGAGTTCTGCGAAGGTCTTTGAAACAGAAACGTCGTCAGCGTCAACCGCCTTACTCAGCAATACCCCCGAATCAGTTTTCTGCTGATACAGCCCGCCATTTGCCGCCGACAGCGCCGCATAGGCGCCAGCCTGTTTCACATCGTCAGGAATAATGGTTTCATGAGTTGCCTTATTGCACGGTAGTTTCAGGTTAAGTCCATTCACCCAGGTATTGGCCATCAGCACAGATTTGGCTTTTTTGCTTTCATCTGTCCAGGTGGCACCGAGAATCGAATTGACATCTTCAACGGTGATGAAAGTGATCATGCATCACTCCATTTCTTTCCAGCCGTGCGCCTTCCAGTTCTCCACTTCATCAGGGTGAACGTTGGCGGTATTGGGCGCACCCGGGAATGCCGGAAAATCGGTAACCATCGCCACCAGCTGCGATGTGGTCGATACGGGTACGTTGTTATCCGCCTGCGTAGACGTAGTTTGCTCAGCAGCTCGTTGGGCGCGCTGCTCTTTTGTTAATCCGGCCATTAGCCCTCCACTAAAAAAAGGGGCCGAAGCCCCTGTTTATCAGCCCAGCAACAACGCTGAGTGCGCCGACTTAACTGCCGCTACGCCCCAGGACAAACCGACTTCGTAACGCACCTGGCGATACTGGCGGTACAGTGCTACCTGATAAGTGATGCCAGATACCGGGTCAGTAACGTTCATCACATCATCCGCGGTATCGCCGCCCTGCGGCATTGCCGGAGTTCGGGATGCAAGCAGGAATGCATTGCGATCAAACGCCATGTTTGCGGTGTAGGCGCCACCAGCGGTAATAGCGGTGTTGTCGGCCAGTGCCTGACGTAAGCCAGGAGAAGCCAGGGTGATTGCTGTCGCCGTCGCAGCAGCAACAAGGTATTTATTGCTGTCCCCGTCAAACGTCACGATGTCACCCGCTGCAAAAGCACCTGTGCCGGTATCAATGGCAATCAGAATATCGCCTTCAGCTTTTGCTCCATTCACCAGGTATCCGGCAGCCGGAGATGCAGCGCGTTTCTTAACATGCGCGGATTCGTGGATGTTGAATCCTTCCAGTCGCCCCACGATACCTTCGCGCAGAAGCGCATCAGTACCGGACTCGTTTACTTTGAACAGAACAGACTGTTTACCGCGGAGGTTTGCGATAGCCGAAGAACCGAGAACCATCTGCAGATCAGTTGTCGGCGAACCGTTGTCAGAGAGAACCTGGCGCGCATTTGCCGCATCGGACAAATCACCTGCAATACCGAAAGGAGCGGTGCCGGCCGTACCAACAGCACGAGAGGATGCGAAATACAGAGCCGCGAGATCTGCATCCATCTCGTTAGCCAGCGCGCGAAAAGCCTGCTTAAACTGATCAGCAAGGATGGTGTTGTATGTCCCTGCGGGCCCCAGCGCCAGTTGTTCCTCACCGTTCCATTTGACCGGGGCCATTTTGGATTTGGTGATTTTGACATCAACGGTGCCGATCGTCTGGTCGCCGTCATTTGGCGCAGTAGCCCCCGGGGTAATATCAACAGTGGTTGCCGGTGGCGCAACCGGCGCAGTAACAGTCTGGTCCTTCGCCGCCGCATCAGCTTTCGCATTACGCGATACAGCCGGCATAAAACCGACCTGTTCGCGAGATACGGTATCCAGAGCCGTGAAGATAGTCGGGATCAACCCGGTTAGCGTATTAGCCATGTGTATGGATTCCTTGGAGATTAAAATATAGGGTTGGTTGAGCTATCCAGCTCCGGCACCAGCTGCCATCCGGCGGCTGGCAAAGAATTAATCGACGATGGTGATACCGTCTTTGAGAGTTGATTGCTGATCTGTCGGGCTCAAACTGGTAAACGCATCGCGTTTCATCGTTTTCTGTCCGAGTGAATGCTGAGACTGCCGTGAGCCACCTCCCTGGTTGCCGCTGGCCTTCAGAATGTGGTCTTTCTGTGGGTACTGCTCCACCAGGAACTCCAGCGCCTCATCAAAGGCCGCCAGTTCGCCCGGTTTAGAGCGGGAATAAATTTTGTTGCCGGAGCCGTCATAGGCAACGACTTTCCCGTCCTCAACTTTGAAGGACTGACCGAACCGCGCCTGAAGCATATCTGCCGGGATTGCTACTTTATCTGCGATGAATTTCGAGCCAGAGAACCGGCCGCCGATCATTTCCTGATAAAGCTGGCCTTCAAGGGTCGTCGCACGCTGAGTAGCTTCATCAAGCTGGGCCTGGAATGATTTGGTGATATCCGCTTTAACCTGATCAACGGCGCCTGCGTCGATCAGTTTTTTCTGGTCGATTTTAGTCATCATCTCCAGCGCTTCGAGCGCCTTCGCCGGATCACCGATTTTGGCAAACTTAGCCAGACCGGCTTCAGCGGCTTCTTTGGCTTCACGATGAGATTTCGCCTCGCCATTCAGAGAGGAGATTTTCCCAACGGCCTGCACAGCATCAAAACCAACTTCCTGGCCGTCATCGTGGACGTAGACGGGTAAACCGCTGGAATCGACTTCTGCATAGCTTTTGCCGTTAACTTCGACTGTTTTCAGTTTCATGTGGTTACCTTTTCGGGGTCATCCGACCGTTGCACCGCTCACCATCCGGATCACGGCAATAAAAAAGGCCGCCCGGAGGCAGCCTGATTGAAGACTTAAAAAGCTTTAAAGTCTGGCGTTGCTGAACGCCTGAGCATCCAGGTTACGCAGTTGCTCCAGAGTCAGCCATTCGCCCTTGTCGTTGTAAAAGTCATCGGGCGACATGCCGCCGTCACGAATCAGCCGGGCCCGGGTTACGCCAACGATCTGGGACTGTCGCGTGAACGACTGGCGCGAGAACCAACCCTGATAATCGGTATCCGAAGGCACCTGCCCGTCCATGCTGGCGCGCGAGCTATCTGATATTTGCCCTACAGCAATACCCAGCTCATCAGACGATTTCAGGATGTAGGTTTCGACGCTGCGGCAGCAGAAATGGATTTTCCCGGGTCCCTGCAGATACGGCACCTTATGGCCGATCGGCTTGTTATCCAGTGTGTACTTGAGGCGGTCGCGAATCCGACAGTCTTTTGATGTTCGGTTATCCAAAGTGGATAACCACTGCTTACCCTTCAAAATGTCATCGTTCACATCTGCAAAGCTTTTCCTGGCCGTCGAAGCAAGATGCCCTACAGCTGTTTTGGCAATGCTGCCGGCGTTGGCCCTGCTCATCTGCAACGCGCCATCCTGATAACCCCGGTTAGCGTGTCCGCGAACCTTGCGGGCTATCTGCTCATGCGTATCACCCAGCAGAAAGCCCTGCCGCACCGAATTGGATATTCTTGCCATCCTGTCAGCTTCAAGGTTATCTGCCCACTCCGAAAGCAGGCGCCCCTGAAACGGCTGTGCCATCGCAGTTGCGTAAACGGCATCCGGTGAAATGCCCACCAGCGGGTGAAGCGATAGCACATCATCGGGGATCGCAAACTGGAACAGGCTCAGCTGAAAGCCTGCTTCGTGCTGAGCGAGTTGCTGCAGCTCATCAGATAGTCCCGCGTACATTGACTGCACAGCCTCGCGATTGAGAGTTCTTACACTAACGAGCAGCGCTTCCAGTCGCGACACGGTAAAGCTGTCAGCATCCAGGCTATCCATCCCCACCAGCAATCTGGCTGTCAGTTCCGCATCGCTGTCATTCAGGATTTTTATCATCCTGTTTGCAACGCTGGTGCTGTACCGCGCTATCCATATCGCATGCGCTATCGATTCATCCTGAAGCTTCTCATTCGCCGTTGCCATTTGCACCACCCGGGTTACTCAGTCCGCCGGCCAGCGTGACCTGCTGATTTCGCAGCTCGTCGATTACCTCTTCGGGCTTCGCATCCGGATCGATAAATTTTAGGGCCTGCAAAACGCGAACAGCATCGACCTGACGTATATCACCACCCTGGCGGAGCGACTGAACAGCTGTTGCAGCTGCGGCATCAAACGTCTGGGCTGAAACATCCAGTTCGGTGCGTACATCGACATTGCCGCCTTCTTTCTCGCCCAGCCATTCCGCCATAATCTGCAGGATATTATCGAGCGCATCCTCAAGCGAGCTTGCCATGGTGTAGAGAGGTGAATTCTCCTGCATCCGCTCTTCGTGAGTCTGGTCTAAGGATTTAGTCGATGTGTTTTCCGCGCGCAGCAGTTTTGCGCCGGCCTGACGCATCTGGTTTTCCAGATCCTCAAGGGAAATCTTACCGGCTTCAATCGCAGCCCCGGTATGCTCGACATATTCCAGTCCCTGCCGCTGGCGGTCATCGAAACGAGTCGCAGAGGAAGAACCTATCGTCAACGTTTCGCCATCAGCCAGACCGTAAGCCACCAGCAACGGCACGCGAGCGACATGCAGGATGTTGTCCTGTTCACTCTGACTCTGCCAGTGCTTGATATTCAGTAAGGCGAGATTAAGCAGTGGCGGTGAACCGCGCATAAAGCCTGTGCGTTTTGTGTAAAGCGTCACCAGGGGAATATCATCGCGACTGGTTTCCCACTCGTCGTGAATCTGCCACTGGCTTTCGCCGTTATCACCTTTATTTCGGCGATAAATTTCAACCTTGCCCGGCATGATATGGCGTATTTGCTCAACTTTCGTTTGCCCGTAATCATCGCCATCAACAATGATGACCTCTCTGATACGTAGATCGGTCAGCATCACTTTCCCTTTAACCACTTTCGATTTCCAGCCGATGACCTGTCGTGGATTAAGCATCGTGGCATATGGGCGGGATCCCGCGGCTTTTTCGTCGGCTTTAGTTTTTACTGCCTCCGGGTCAATTTTCGGGAAATCCACCAGCGCATGTACCAGACCATACTGGAATCCGATGCTGAAAAATTGCTGTGCCCAGACATCGAGCCGGTTTCCTTCCATATCAATATCTGGCGACAGCTCCCGTATTTGTTCAGGAGAATCCTCACTCAATACCGTCGGCTCAGCAAACACTCGCCCGATATTTTGTTTAATGGCCTCTTCATAGGCAGGGAGTAACGTTGCCGAAGCCAAACGCTCCTTATAACTTTCAGGATCTTCGTTCGGCCATTTCGGGAGATACTTCTTGCCCTGCCGGCGCATTTCCAGCGTGCCGCCCATCAGCGCATCATTAATATCCCATGCCTCAACCATGTCGTTATAGTCGAGGTTGGGCGTTGAAATATCAGGCATGGTTTTACATCCGCAGTTGGGTGACTTTTCCAGTCGGTTTGATAATCGGGAATTGCTTCACAATGAAATACCCACCGGCATCGTTGGGGTGATCGTTATCCGCCGTTTTATCCGGCTCACCGTTTTCGCCCCAAACCTGTTGCTCAAGCGATTCGGTGTACACCGGGCATCGCTTTACATTCACTTTGTAGCGACGTTCACCTTTACCATTGCAGAACATGGCATTCATCGCGTTGATGCGGTCTTTCACTGGCGGGTTTGATGCATTAACAACCACATTGAAGCCGGCCTGCTTAAGCTGAGCGATATCCGTGGCGCTGGCATTGCTGGATTTGCGGGAATCGCCGGAAGCGTCCGGGTAAATATAGATTTCCCGCACCTTGCGATAATCGTTGCCGTCGTACAGCCAGAACCGTTCTTTGATGATGCGGATCATGTCAGGGGTGTCGTAAGCCTTCACGATTTCATTAACCGCAAACGGAAGCCCCAGACGTAACACATGAACAACCCCGGCCATCTTCCCGACGTTGAAATCCATACCGATATACAGGGGCTCACCGGGTTGCTCTTCTTCCCGGCAGTTATTCAGCTTACGGTCAAACTGATGGTAAATCGTCCCGCTGGTAAGGTTGGTGAACTGGCCACGGAGATAAGCCTTGATCAGCTCCGGCGGGTATGACTCCATCAGCGACGGGATATAGTCCGGCGGCAGATTCTTTTCGTTGTCGAACGTCGAGGCCTGCACCAGGCCGTACAGCGTTGAGAGCGAAGGCTTATCGCGTACAGCCTTTGCGAACTGCTGATAAACGAATTTAAACCCTTCCGGCGTCGTGGTGACGTCGATCCCGTTACGAAGACCGTCCACGTTGTAACGCATACGGGCAATGATTTTTCGCCAGGCTAACTGCGCCTTTTTGGCGGGCATTACGTCCAGCTCATCAATCAGCGCGTTACCGATTTTAAAACCAACGATGGTTTGCGGTTTCTCCATCGAGCGGCAAATCGTCGTTCCTCGGTACTGGCGCCCGGCGTAGAAGTGAACCTCTTTGTTCCCCTCGTTGATTTTGACATTCAGCCCCCAGTCGTGGGCCACCTCCTCAACAGTGGGATAAAAGATGTCTCGGATCTGCGGATACGTTGGCGCAAAGTAACCCTGGTTGATTTTGGGGTGTTCCCACATCCCTTTGCAGATTCCACCACAACCGACCCACGTCTTACCGGAACCAAACCCGGCCACATAGGCCTTAAACTTGTACTGCATTGCAAGGAATTTGGCCTGAGGGATGTTAAGCGTCGGTGCTATCGCCATCCTCTTCCCTCACTCGTGCATCGACTACGTTGATATTGATTGCAACTGGCGTTGGTTCGTCATCCTCCGGATCAGCAGCCAGCTCTTTGCGTAATTTTTCGACCTCCAGCTGCCGGCGCTCAATTTCAATCAGCTGCAGACGCTGGGCGAACTCGCTATCAGCCAGGCCGAGCCGTTTCATCACCGCCTCGTACATTCGCTCGCGACTAATAGCGGTAATCTCTACGCCATTCTTCCCAAGCTTCACACCGGAATAGGCAAGCGCAGCATCCGGCGCCAGCTTACGCGTATCGGCGAAGAAAGGCTGGCCTACACCATCACCATTGCAGCGGGGGCATTCCGGGTTAGGTGCGCTGGTGTGGTCGTAACCGTAACCACCAACATCTACGGGCTCGCGACGTTTTCGCTCAAGCGCTTCGAGTCGCTTCTCTTCGTACTCCACGGCATCACGCCATTGATACTGATGACCAAAGCCCCAGCAGTAACGACAACTCCCGCGGCGATACTGTGATAGCTGGTTGGCGTCGAACGTTGCCAGGCGCCACATCTGCTCAAGCACTTCATCGGCACTTCCAAGCGTGCGCACAATGGATGCTTTCTGCTGCTGCGCAATGGCCTGCGCAATACTAACTTTTGCTAACAGCCTTGCTCCCTGTTCATTCGCTGTCTTCTTGCTGTACCCGGCACGGATAGCGGCCTGTGTGGCGTTGTTGTCCTTCAGGTATTCCGCGACAAATGAACGTTGTTGATCGGTGAGGCCATCATCATCCACCAACTCTTCTGCGCACTTTTCCTTTTGCGCAGTGCGCAGTTTCTTCTGCGCAGGTTTTTGCGCAGTGGGTTTCTTGATGTATCGGCGGGCGGTAGCGTAATTCAGTCCCTGCGCTTCACACCAATCCTTCGGTGATACGCCGGTTGCGGCATGATCGGACAGGAACCGTTGCTGAAGCTCGCCCCAGTCCGGTTTTGCCATGGATTATTCCTATTTAACGTGAGGGAGAAAAAGGAATTACTGATTCTCCATAAAATATTCACTTTTATGTTTTGGAATTAAGGCTCTTTAGTTCAGGAGTTATTATGAAAAGAATTATGCTTGCTGTTTTTGTGATCTGTGGTGCGCTGTCACTTTCAGGATGTATCCTTCCCCCTGGTCCCCATGGAGGCGGACATGGTGGAGATCACTTCCATGGTCCTGAGCATCGTTAATCGCCTGAGGGCTTTCATTTTACAAATGATGAAAAAGGCCGCAAAAATATGCGGCCTTTAGTTACTACCAGCTAGCGTATAAAGAATCTCTCAGGAGCCACCCGGGAGAGGTTCATCTATACGGCTAACTGACCTCTGCCGTTCTGGTGTTGGCAGGCAGAGACGTTATGAGAGTAGTGAGTATTTCAAAATTCACCGGGATAAACAGACAATGATGTCAGTTACCCTGTGTAACTGGTAATTGGTGATTGATTGAACTGTCAGCTCAGACGATTTGTCTGATCGTCATTATCACAGGCACTCTATGAACGCCTGCTGTAATGCCTTAGCTGACCTGCTCAGCGGCAGTATCAAACAGCGCCAGCGCTTCGGTCGCTTCCTGGATTGCCTTACGGGTCTTCGAGACAATCTCACTTTCCGTGAAAACACGATCGAAAGAGTCTGCGAATAGCTCAGACTTCAGATAGCTGTCGCCTACCCAGTCAATGGCTAACTTCGCCGCTGCAGTGTCGTAATTCACTTTCTTGATAATATCCAGGCGGATTTGCTCAGATGCGGTGATCTCTGTGACCTGCCCCCAGAGTTAGATACAACCTTCAGTTAGTAATGTCGGTTGGTTTTTCTTCATATTTCCCGTTTCGCCAGCCCGCTGCAAATTCAGCCGGCGTCAGGTAATTCAGTGATGAATGTGGTCGACACTCGTTATAATCCAGTCGCCAGTCATTAATGATCTTCCTGGCGTGAACAATATCGCTGAACCAGTGCTCATTCAGGCATTCATCACGAAAGCGTCCGTTAAAACTCTCAATAAATCCGTTCTGCGTTGGCTTGCCGGGCTGGATAAGTCGCAGCTCCACACCATGCTCAAAAGCCCACTGATCGAGTGCGCGGCAGGTAAACTCCGGGCCCTGATCGGTTCTTATCATAGCCGGATAGCCGCGAAACAGCGCAATGCTGTCCAGAATACGCGTGACCTGCACGCCTGAAATCCCGAAGGCAACAGTGACCGTCAGGCATTCCTTTGTGAAATCATCCACGCAGGTCAGGCACTTGATCCTGCGACCTGTGGCCAGTGCGTCCATGACGAAATCCATTGACCAGGTCAGATTGGGCGCCATCGGGCGGAGCAGCGGCAGACGTTCTGTTGCCAGCCCTTTACGACGTCGTCTGCGTTTTACACTCAGGCCATTAAGTTGATAGATGCGGTAAACCCGCTTGTGGTTAACGCAAAGACCTTCACGTCGCAGAAGCTGCCAGATACGCCGGTAACCAAAACGGCGGCGTTCAAGTGCCAGCTCTGTGATGCGTAGAGACAGCTGCGCGTCAGCAGCCGGACGCTGAGCCGAATATCGGCAGGTTGACAGGGACAGACCTGCCAGCCTGCAGGCACGACGTTGCGACAGACCCTTAGCCTCGCACATGACTTCCACGGCTTCCCGCTTCTGGTCTGTCGTCAGTACTTTCGCCCAAGAGCCACCTGAAGCGCCTCCTTATCCAGCATGGCTTCAGCAAGCAGCTTCTTGAGTCTGGCGTTCTCTTCCTCAAGCGACTTCAGGCGCTTAACCTCAGGCACCTCCATACCGCCATACTTCTTACGCCATGTGTAAAAGGTGGCGTCGGAAATGGCGTGCTTACGGCAGAGCTCACGGGCAGAAACGCCGGCTTCGGCCTCGCGGAGAATACATATGATCTGTTCGTCGGAAAAACGCTTCTTCATGGGGATGTCCTCATGTGGCTTATGAAGACATTACTAACATCACGGTGTATTAATCAACGGGGAGCAGGTCATCTGACATGTCTTACCTCTTTGATAAATAATACATACAGAAAGGCCCTGTATTAACAGGGCCTTTTATCGTCAAACTTTAGGGAACCAACGCTACAAGCCAGGTAAAGTAATGACACCCTGACTTTATACTAAAAGTGACTCATATTAGAGCTAATGGTGATCATCCATAAAACCAGCCTGCGACACCAAGGAACATAGCTGACAGAAAACAACAAATTGCAGTTTTATGCATCAATACACCGTAAAAGGCGCAAGATATCACGACAAGAAGTACAATAAGGACAGGCCACATACTAAACAAAAGAATAGCATATGACTCTGAATTATTATAAATATTATTTTGCACTAGCATCATAATCCTTCTACGGTGTTTGAAAGCATTGCAATGATGCTAATTTTAAATTCCAACAGCGAATTTATAATAAATAGAAACCACCAAACCAACGAAAAATCACTCTTACCAAACAAAAATCATTACCAAGAAGATTCAACTACAACCCAAATATTCAACCCGTGTATATAACGCTGCACCGGAACACAAACAAATACACCTTCATTTAAACTTACTGACTTTATTATACTACCCGCAGGAGGAAAAACATTCCCACTCCCAGGCAACTTGTTAATTTGTTCTGTACCATATCGATAATACTCTGGAAGTTGTGGAAGTTTGCACTCAGTCATAATTAGCAGCTCATTTTATAAGAACTCAATGTAGCATACATGATGAACTAAAAAACCCACATTGCAAACAATATATTTCGTTAAAGTGAAAAACATTGCTTCGCGAGGAGATTTTTTTGTTCACAGCTTCTCTTACCCTCTAAATTCCCTAAGGTTTTACCTAATATCTTAATTTTGAAATGGTAGAAATATTATGAAAGTTACAGACGTACAATCCATGAAGCATACACTCGCTACGCTTGTTATATCCGAAATGTTATCTAAACTAACTTATGACTTTGCTCTGCCATGACAAAGTCCACTGTTCTACCCGTGAGCTCAGGGATGAGCCACTTCCTATAGTGTCAGACCATCCATTTTTTCTCAAAACCAGTAGAAAAACACCTCGAAATCTGACTAAACTCCGACATTGGCTGCCCCTGCAGCGCCCCGTCAATTTGTCGGATTTACTCCACGGGGTTTTTTATCACCTGAAGCTGCTGGGCAAAGGCTCCAAGAATCCAGCCCACCAGCGGTACACATTCCCAGCATCCAGAAGCAGGATACCTGAGAGATGTTATATCCTTCGAACATATGAGGAATGTATCGTAAGTAGTTCTATTCAAAGGTGAGTTCATCAAGCCTTAATGGTTTTCTTATAAAAGCCTTTTGGCATTCGATTATGAGTATCTGCCCCTCGCACAATGAGCAAAACAAAGGAGAGGATTTACCGGAATCACCATTTCCACAGGTGAGCTCCTTAACCCCATAAATAGTGCGCTCAACCGTGTTATCTCTGATAAGATTGATATGCCCTGCATGCTTTTCACCTTGTACTATGTATTTAGACTGCTTACCTGTTATACCCTCAGAGAAAATTGCTACCCCTTTATCAAAATCCCAGATAAAAATCTTACGCCCACCGTCAGATACAAGCATTTCCAGTGTCAGCTTGTCATTCGAAGCTGGTTCAGACATTCTTGCATAGCATTTTCTAATCACAACACACCTACCCATTTTTAGGTAGAATATAAGCACACCAGAAGCAGCATTCAACAAGTAAAATAATCTGTCCTGCATAAGCCAGCCAACTGGCTTTCTCCAACCGCAGCTGACGTAAACACTGAATGGCGCGCTAGCGCAACAGCTTCAACTGGCAGGAAAGGTCCTCAGGCTTTTATTGTTATTCCACAGTTTTAGCGGGACTGGCGCACCCAGAAGCATACCGTAAAAGAAACAACCAGAAGAGAAAAGGCCTGCCGTAATGGAAGGCCTTTATGGGGTTATGCAGTATGTTGTGGTGCCGGGTGCCTCCCGGTAAGTCTGCCCCAGCCAACAGACCTGCGTGTGTGCTCAAAGAGAAAACCTGGCTGGTCGCCCCACCGCACAGGGGGATTCACCACGCATCTACATTAGCTATGCGATAAGTGCATAGTCAATCCGATGTAACCAGTAAAAACACCTCTTTCGGAAAACTGTATATCCTGGCAGACAATAATTAATCATTTCATATTGAATCATTACAAAACCAACAATAAAGTTTCATATCAGGTTTCAAATTAAGAAAAAATTCCAGTTAGGAATTTTCTCACTTAAATCCCACACTACTCCTCATGCGAACCATAATATCCATGGTCCTTAGGAGGGTTAACTCACATGACAACCATACTGATGATAGCGTTAGCTGTAGTTCTTCTTTTAGTTGCAGTGGGTTCACTGGTTTCATACTTGCGAGAAACGAGGAAATATAAAAATTCTTTTAAAAAAAGGTATTAACTTTTACCCAATTCTGCACAAAAGGGGTAGTCAACCGGCACTATCCCTGCTTTCTAACTACCGCCTTCCAGTAAGAAGGCCTAAGTCACCCTGGTGTCGCAGAGAACGTCTATACGCAAGATCCATGACCTGATTACACAACCACACTCTCGTAGTGCTCTGCGCCCGTGCCTTTGGGTTCCAGTCACATCATCGCCGCTAATAACCGCTGCACGTTTGGCATTCGCGCTGCTTTACTGGAGCATTTCCCCTTATTTAAGGGTAATGCTCGGACAGTTGGTCTGCACTGCTTTGTTGTGCGCCAGAATGTCGCGCTTGGTCTGCATATCCAGCACGTCGATATCGTGGTCGGTCAAGTAGATGACCCTCACCCAGTTGCACGCCGTATCAACGACTACCGGGGCGGGTGAAGTGCTCGCGCAGCTCCCGATCAACATTGTCATCAGGCATATGGCTAACAGTCTGCTGTACATCAATGGCCCCTTTCACAACTTCCGCCTTACGTTCTGCCGCGGCGACGGTGGCGGCGGCATTCTCTTCGGTACGCTGCAGATCGGCTTTGGCTTCTGCCTTACTGGTACCGCGAGCATGACCAATACCGAACGTGCCAGCTATAGCGCCCAGGATGACGACCACCAGCCCAGCAATAATTTCGAAGCTCATCGCTGCGGCTCCTTCAGTTCTTCGGCCTTAGCTTTCAATGCTGGCTGGCGTACGTATTGCGAAAGCACCGCCAGCACCACCAGCGCAGGGCTAATCAACGCAACAATGTTTGGAGGCAGAATGTTTTTAATGTCCGGCGGCAGCATCGCCCAGGCGTGCAGTGCAGCATCCGGGAACGACTGCGCCCACACACCAACCAGCGCGCCGATAGTCCCCAGCTTTACAGACCACGTTTTCAGCAGCAGGCTGGCATGGCCTACGAACTCCAGCCGGGTATATTTGCGCAGCAGTAAGAGAACGAGCAAAGCCACCAGCACGAGCAAAGCGAAGATGATCATCTTCATAGCACGCGCTCCTTAACCCAGCCGTAGAGGAAATCCTCGTTGGCTTCGCGGCCCTCCGCCAGTTCGAGGTATCTGGCGCCCTGGCTGCAGTTCAGCGCACGTAACAGAACCTGTTCCCCCTCTTTCCCGCGGGCTGAAAGATATCCCTTAAGCGCAGTGATGGTTCGGGGGCCAATGGCGCCATCCGGGATCAGATCGGGATACAACTTCCCACGCATGTTAAGGGCAGTGAGCCAGCGCTGGAAAAACTTACTTGCAACCGATGGCCCCATGTTCACGCCAGTGTCGCAAAGCTCATCTGCCAGTAACGTAGATAAACTTGCCACCTGATCGAATCGGGGGCCGGTCCAGTAATCGCTGAGCAGAATTTGCTTTGCTGTTTCCCTGGGCAGGTTTCTCATATCACCGGTGTAACCATGTGCTCGAGCTGTGGTCTGCGTGATGCCCCAGCGGGTCGGCCCGCCTTTATCCGACGGATGATCGACATAACCGCCCTCTTTGCCGAGGATCCCCTCGATAGTCTGGTCTGCTGTCATTGTGCTTTCACTCCGGTGATTCGTTCCCAGAAATAAGTGAGCGCTACGGAACCCATAGCACCACTGATACCGGCAGTGGCCAGTATCATGTAAATACTCAGGCCACCTTCAATGCTGATGAGCCCACCAATAACCCCGGTAAAAGCCGAAACCACAATCTGCGCAAAAGCATTTATCCAGCTCCATTTTGCTTTGCCCTGCTTTACATCCATCAGGAATCGGACAAGGCCGCCCCAACCAGCAATGATCAGCAGAGCCAGCCAGGTGATTCCGGCCATGCTCTCTTTGTCTTGCATATGCTTTGCCATAGGTTCACCTCCGGGTTAACGGGGTGCTGTGAGTTTGATAAGGATCAGGACCGGCGGGAGGAATACTCATCAATGGTGATTCCGGGTACCTGAAAGAAAAAAACCACCTGTGCGAGGTGGTTGGGAAATTCAATACGAGCTATGTATCAGTGGATAGTGTATGGTTGCGGACCATTCATTAGGAAATGTCATATGCAACAACGCAAAAACTCAAAAAACAATCGCAACTACCTCATCAAATGTACCTGCCCTAACTGCATCAACCAATCAGAACATAGTTACACCCGAGTCCAAAAAGGTTCTGCGCTGATGTGCCCCCACTGCAGTAAGATTTTCACTCAAGACAAACTCCCTCTAGCTTAGGCTTTACGTAATCATAGTATCGGTAAAGCATCCACTACCGTGCCCGTCTTGATTAGAAAAGTGAGTCCGTTAGCTAAATTCCGCCAAGACTGGTGACTGAACTTTTGACGTGCAGGGCCCCAGAAGACAGCAGGCCTACCGTAATGGAAGGCCATAAGGGGTTATGCTGCATGTGGGGTGCCAGATAACGACAGGTAATTCTTCGGTCAGTCATCATGGCTCGCGCTGAGGATTCACATCTTAGTGTTTACCCCTTCGCCAGCCAGATGAAGGTATAGCTTTTTTTGATTTTTTCTTTTAGCTGTTACGAGGAAAAAAAGAAGCCCGCTGAGAGAGGCGGGCTGAAGTTGGCATTTCAAGGAGCAACGGTAAGAGCGCGCCTGATTGTCCGAGCTACCGATTTACCAGGATGCATTTGTTTTTACCGTTACGTTCTATAAACATAGACAGGCAACCGCAGAAGTAAACCTTCCATAAATCTTAAATATGTTTAGTGGCAGTGTGGTGCCGGGTGCCTCCCGGTGAGCATGCCCCAGCCGGCATGGCCCGCGCTGCATTTACAGGTTTCTGTAACTGACTGGTCGCCCCTCCGCATAGGGGGATTCACCACATCAATACGTTAAGTTGCAAACATAGCTAGCGTCAATACACTCTGCATACATTGCTATCGAAGAGCGACTAATCACAGGCATAAAAAACCCGCACTTTATGCGGGTTTCTGACTTCGCAGTTTGGATTATCTGAATGCTGCGTTCAGAGAAACTTCAGCATCCGGTTCGTGCGTAATTCTGTTTCTGAGATCCCGGCGAATTATCTCAATTGACCAGAACCACACCAGGTGTCCAAATATTTCAGAAACGTTTTCATACCAAGGTAGTTCGAGCAACGGTGGGGTTAGGCCCATAAGTGGAAACGAAATCATATGGACAAACAGTTGTGCGAGTGCACCAGCAAGCAAACCTTGCCACAGCTTAATTTTTGGAAACACCTCGGCAACTACACAATACCCAACCGCGAACACGATGGAGAATATGATATGTGTTACGCCTACCCAGTTAAACACATGTCCGGCGAAGGTATAGACAGCCGCATTTGGATCGGCCAGCCCTAACCAATCACGCAGAAAAATATAAGGAGGGTTAAGGAAGTTTCTGGAGCAATCAATCTGCCCGGCAGCTCGAATTAATGACTCTGGTCCACAGGCACTGGTAAACATGTCGACAGGGCTACGCGGTGGTAGTGGTACTTCAGCACCCCATTTAACAAATGCTGAAACCACCCCAGAAATAAGCCCGATAAACAATGCAACACCATAATGCCGTCTGCGAGGTTCGGTTCGCACAAAAATATCTTTTAACGCCATAAGACCATCACTTATAAAGAATATTTACAGTTCCTTAATATTCCTTAAGTTTGTCGCATGGCATTTTGATTCAGATCACACTTTATAGCCGATTTCAGGCATTTGTTTTCAAAAACACAAAACCCTGCAGAAGCAGGGTTTATATGAATGTTTTCGCTCAGGCGTTTTATTCCAGGATTTAAAATATACACGACAACTTCGGACAAAATCAAGCATCGTGCGCTTAAAATGCAAAATAATGCGCCCATTTACTCAATCAGCTGTTGCTCGTTGAAACTCTTTATCTGCCCTCTCCTCTTCCTTCCAGCACAGGTCCACCAGCGCATCGCAGAAAGGTTTCCAGTTGCGTGTCCATGTTCTGATGTGCAGGTCTGGGATAAGCGTCAGAATCGCTTTATAAGCAGCAGTAGACGGCATCGCTGAAAAGCCATTCCCCGAACAGCGTTCACAGATTTTATATACCGGTGCTCCCTGCTCTTTTGTCGCTTTGCGGTCCAGAACCCGGCCAGAACCACCACAGCGGCAGCGAGCGTTTATTTTCCCCTTACCGTCACAGGCTTCACACTTAGCGCTGAAGACGGCTGTTACTTCAGTCCACTTATCCCAGTCGGAAGGACAGACAGCACGGGATTTTTTAGCCCAATATGGTGCTTTGCCCCACGGATTAGAAACTTTGCGTTCCGTGGTAGTGGTTTCAATCTTTCCGGTGCCACTGCATACCTTGCAGACTCCCGTTGTTTGCGCGGACCGGGAATACTCCGCAAAAGCAAACTGCGCTAAAATCAGGCAACAGCGCCCCAGCTCTTTACCCGCTGTTTTACGTATGTTCTTCGGTGCGGTTTCAATCGCATACCGCGCTAGCGCCTGGACGGCCAACTGCTCATCTGTCTTGCTGATGCCAGTCTTTCCAAAGAACGCTGCCAGTCCGAACCTTGCCCTGCTGCTTGTCACCCCAATACCAGCCATAACATCCGTACCGTTGAGACGGTCAGGTGATGTGCTTTTCACATCGTCGCTGATGTGCATACCCTGAGGGCTGAAATGTTTCAAGGATGCTTCGAGTTTCATACTTTCAGTAACCCCTCTTTTTTCCATATAGCCAATGTTCTGATCACGCCTTCCGCATGCATCAGGCGCAGTTCGTCGCGGGTGTAATCGGTGGTTCTCTTTCTGCCATCAATGAGATCGTGGCAAGCACTGCAGGCTATAGCACCCTGTGTATCGTCCGGCTTGCATCCAGTTCCGCAGGTACCCGCCAGGCGGTAGTGCGCCAGTACGCTGGTTTCCGGATTGCCATTGCAATACCCGGGGATCCGTACTGTGCATTCGCGGCCTCGGGCCGCTTTGCGAAGATTCGCCATACTCACCCCCACATCCTGTTGCGCCAGCGAGAGTCTGGCCGCGGCGGATATTTGTCCTCCACCAGCTGCGCGCTGACGGTCCATGTCATAAAGTCAGGGTTTAAGCTTCGTTCGACCTTTACGCCCCGCTGACGATATCTCGCTACCAATTCTTCGGCCTGCTGCGTTGTGCATTCGAGATGGTGAAACCATGAGCGTTTCATCGGCATCACCCCGAAAAGCTTAAAAGCTGGTTTGCGGCGTTCTCAGCTTCCTGCAGGCTGTTGAACGAACGAGAGAGGATCCATCGCCAGAGAACATCGAGCGATGCTTTGTACAGTTCCTGGAATTCGCATTCGTCCATGCTGGCGAAAGAAATGCTGCGAGGGTGTTTTTTCAGCGTACCGTCCGGCAGCTGTATGGCGTCATAGTGGCCTGCTTCTACAATGACCCACGCCCGGTAAGCATCGAAGGATTTGCAAATACTGATATAGCCAGATCGCTTCTCGGCTATTCGGTCGAGATATTGCCCGGCGGCATCAAGTAACGCCGATTCACTCCCGCCATATGCAGCAAGGTATTTGGCGTAACCTGTGATAAGCCTGCGCTCGTTAGACGAAATCGCCCCGCCGGTAGGTTCCCAATATTCAAAACCGAGATTGAGTAAAGCAAAGTAACGGCGGTGAAACGCCGGATTGCGGACAAGCTTAAAGTCGGCCTCCAGAACGGAGCCGAGCTTGCATTTTGATTGCAAGAAATCGCTGGTCTCCTGCGTGGCAGGGATCAGTATACCTTGGGTCTGTTTTATCAGGTGTAATTGTTGCGCCATGGGTTTCACTCCGTGGCGCTGAGATGCTCCGTTGCCGTTGTTCAGGCGGCAGGTAAATTATTGCAGCTTACTCTCGGTTTCGTCAATGCAGCCAGCTTCTTTAGCTAGCTCTTTAAACTCTTCAATCGTTAGCAAAAACTGACTTTTTCTTACCTTTTCGAGTCCGGTAATTTTCCCTCCATCACTCGAAATTAAAAATTTCCCGCCCTGCCTGATAATGTCCACCACTTCGGCGATATCGAGATCCACTTCATCCCCCTGAGCGACATACAGACGCAAAAAATATAGTCCGGCGACAGCATCAAAGGGACACGCTTATTGCGATGCTTTGGGAAATGCCAGCCACCAAAAGGTGAATCAGTAAAACCAGTCGTCCGCGCTTTCCCACGTCTCTTGCAGGATTTGCTCTACACGTTTTTTATCGCCATCAGCCCCGCCCAAAACGCTAAGACCATCGTTGCTTGTGCGTCGAATGGTTAATTTGCAGTCATCATAAGATTGGGACAAGCGGCGCAGCAATTCTTGCTCAAGCGCAGGTATGGCGCCATCAGGGATTTTTTTATGTTTATCAATTGTGACTTCAACTTTCATGGTTAGCACCTCTCACAGATACTGTATAAATAAACAGTATACCGGTTACATGAAATGTTCAACCCCTCTGCAGCACTTTTTACCAACACCATGCTTATGTTTAGATTGATGTTTTTCAATAAAAAAAAACCGCCGAAGCGGGCTTTGGCATGCTGCAATGCCTTTTTTCAGGCACATCTCCGGCAAATCAGCACTTATAAGTTCCTCAGTGTATGACAGCGCATCGCGTACAGCCGCAGATGATGGGAATTATTCCCAAAAGTACCGACGGCTTCGGAGATGTTGAAAAGGCCTCCATGCCTTTGTCCTCAACAAACTGATACCAATGCAGAAATGACGGCAAGAATTGAATAAGTGGATGGGAGAAAAAGTGATGAGGTTCGAATTTTGCACGCTTGACATTGCCGACAGCTAAAGAATCGCCAGCGACTGCAGGCGATTCTTTTATTCTTTAATTAATGTTCCCCATATCTTATCCATATCTACCTCTTCAACCACAATACAAATTGAGCAGTGGACATGGTCATCATCAATACGGACATATGAAAACAACCTTGTTTTCACTTTTCCATCAAATTGCGCACGCCCGCCTTTATTCGTGATCGAGATATAGTCACCTACATTAGGCAATATTAACAATGGATTATCATTTGAGTTACACGCAACTACTTCTCCATCATCATCTGGGCGCTGTTGTCCTTTACGGAGGTACTGAAAATCATAGCTGAATGTCGTTTTCATAAAAACCCCTTCATATTGTTTTGTTTTATCTCAGAGCAGAATTCAATACAACGCCTACAAAGTCACGTCAACGTCCATACATCCATATTGAGTATCTGCGTCACATTCTGGGAGGTACTATTTTCTTACACCGACGAGATTCTTCCTTCCCCGCCAACTTGTCAATGTCCCAGTAAATGCGTCGGATTTCACTATTTCACCCATTGCACGTGCTTGTAGGTCCGCTACACCTGCTTTAGATTCCTGTTTTCATGCACCTGCATGACATAAGCGAAGCACGTCAGGCCTGACGACCATGACGAAAAACATAAAACGATCGCGCAATTTCAGTCGCATAATGGCATTTCTGTATCAATATCCGTTATGCTTGCTGCTTCAGATGATGACAGTCGTTAGAGGACAGAAAATGAACATTCTAGAGTTAAAAGCACAACTAAAAACTGAAGACGACCCCAAAAGAAGAGCAGAGCTGCTTGCTCAACTAGAGATTTTCAAGCAAGACGCCGAAGAACAGGTTCGTTCGGAACAAAAAGATGTTGATTTCGAAACAAAAGAATTTACCGTTGAACTTTTGGTTAACAAGTATCACACTGGTTTAGAAGACGATACTAACGAATTATTTGTTCCTGATTATCAGAGGGATTTCGTTTGGAGTGAAAAAAGGCAGTCTCGCTTGATTGAATCCTTAATATTAGGTTTTCCAATTCCATATATTTTTACTGCTGATGTTCTTTCTGAAGACCCAGAATTAGATGGTCGTATTGAAATTGTTGATGGTTCACAGCGAGTGAGAACAATACATGCATTCATTCACAATAAGTTAACTTTACAAGACTTAAAATCTTTAAGCTCTTTAAATGGCTTTAACTTCCAAGACTTACCTTTATCAAGACAACGTCGCTTTATGCGAATTCCTGTCCGAGTAATTGAGCTAAGTTCAAAATGCAATGAAGAAACTCGACGTGATCTGTTCGAAAGAATAAACTCAGGAAGTGACATTCTCAAAGATATGGAAGTCCGTAAGGGTTCAGAGCTTGGTTCGACTACATTATATAGGCAAGTAATAAAACCATGTTCAGCTATACCACAGTTTAAAGAACTGGCTCCGTTATCAGAAGCAAAAGAGAAGCGTGATGAACGTTTAGAATTTACGTTACGTTTCTTTGCATACTTAGATAATTATCAAAACTTTGATCATTCAGTTCGCGATTTTCTGAATGACTATATGTCCGCAAATGGTGATCTTGACGAAGTCAAACAAAACTCAATGAAAGAAGAGTTTGCTAATGTTTTAAATTTCGTCGAACAATATTTTCCTGCTGGGTTCAGAAAAACAGTCACAGCAAAATCGACCCCTCGTGTTCGATTTGAATCACTTGCTGTTGGTACTGCTTTAGCGCTTCGTTTAGATCCTCAATTAGCTCCAAAAAATCTTGACTGGATCAGTTCTGATGAATTCAAAGGATTAATAACTTCTGATGGTGCTAATAGTCGCATTAGAGTAGCTGAGCGAATTGAATACGTTCGAGATAAACTTTTAGAGGGATAACATGGACAGTTTTCGTGAAGATTTTGATATTAGGTCAGGAGAAATCTTGGCCTATTTAGATCTTTTAAGATTCATTGAGCATGCAGGCGCCGAACTGTTATCCTCTGACGATCCCGAAAACAAGTTCGCCATAACTGCTCAATCACGTAAGACCTTGAAAGGTACAGTATACATATTACTGTACAATTTGATCGAATCGACAATGAGAGAAGCTATTTGCTTTATTCATGAGACTATATATGATAGAAACATTCATTTTGATCAGCTTAAGAAGAACCTTAAATCTGAAATTTTAAAAAGATTAAAAAACGACTCAGTGAGTGTTGAAAGCCTCATTAATGGCCTGACAACAAAAGGAATATCCTGCGGTATTTCCTACGGTACTTTTAATAAAAAGAAACTTTTTTCAGGAAACATAGACAGAGAAGAAATAAAAGAAAAATCAGTAATTTATGGCTTCTCAATAAACTCTGATTATATCCACACAAAACATGGTGAAAAATTAGCAACTGTTAAACAACACCGTAATGATTTGGCACATGGAAATGTTTCCTTCGCAGAACTTGGTAAAAACGTTTCTTATCAAGATTTAGAAAATGTTTCGCTAGAGGTTATTGCCTATTTAGACTCTATAGCAAATAACATCGAACATTACATTAATTCTAATGGTTATCTTGCCTCTTAGAATAAAATAGGCCTGACCAAAAGGCCTATTTCATTTTAGGACAGGTGGTTTTTAATAGATTGTCCTATTACACGCCCCAGTTCGACAGGTACAGCATTACCAATCATCTTTCCAATACTTCGCATAACGATTTTAGACTCATCCTCCACGAACGCATAGTCCATAGGAAAAGTTTGTAGTAAAGCGGCTTCACGCAGAGAAATGGCCCTGTTTTGCTCCGGATGTCCGAAACGTCCATTCCCAAATCCGTAACAGAGGGTTGTAATAGTTGGGCTAGGTTTATCCCAAGACATACGCCCATATACACTAGCATAGCCTTTACCACTTGATTTAAGATGGCAAGCGGCAATAAGTTCTTCAGGCCAGTCCTTCCAGGTTCCGCCCGGAACAGAATGAATAATGCGCTGCTTGTTGAGAGGTGTTAGCTTACTTGCTCGATGCAAAACATCCGTCTTGTTAGCTTCGCCATCCTCTAATGGTGGTAGATCACCAATAGCATCCTTAACCGTTTTGATCTGAATGTCCTCACGCTTCACTAACTCAATATTCCCAAATTTCGAAGCCAGTAAAACATGCCGCGCACGATTTTGAGGTATGCCATATTCAACACAATCAACCCGTGAAGCCCAAATTTTATAGCCTAAACCTATCAATGCATCATAGAAATCATCATAAACCTTATGCTTCGTAACATCTGGAACATTTTCCATAGTCACAATCTCTGGCGAGACTTCGCGGATTAAACGCTCAAATTCATAAAGAAGAGGCCATTTGTTATCATGGGCTTTATCCTTACCTTGTGTGTACTTTGAAAAAGGTTGGCAAGGTGCGCATCCAGCCAAAACTTTAATAGAAGCAGTACCATACAACTCAAGGAGCGCCTCTTTTGTCACTTTGGTTATGTCTTGCTCAATGAATTTTGCTTTGTTGTTTCTTTCATAAGGGAACCTACACTCCCCCTCAAGATCAATTCCAGCAACGACATCTAAGCCTGCAAGCTGCAGGCCGTGAGTCAATCCGCCAGCGCCACAAAAAAGGTCTATCACCTTAACAGTCATTTAACACCCCACATCTACAATGCCTCCAGTATATCGTCCTTTCAAAAAAATCTCGAGGCTTAAAACGTAAAAGGTATCATTGGGTATGGTCAATGGCTCCTGGCTTATGATGCGCGATGTTATATTCCGACCGCAGTCGCAGCAGTAGAATGCTTTCCCGCCGCGAATGCCGCTGGTGTGCTGCCCCTCAAGGAATGAACCATCCCAAGCATAAAACTGCTTGAAATCCACAACCTCTTTCGTGTGGAATCCATTCTCACCGCCGCAGTGCAGGCATGAACTCGGGTTTTCTATAGCCATCACTCAGCCTCCACCTTGATGCCAGCGGCCGTCAGTTCCCATGCCTTTGCTTTAGCGCATACCGGGCAATAAAAATCACCTTTGTGCAACACCCAGCCGTTATTTAGTGAGTCGTCTTTAAGAAAGGCGAGGGCAGCAGAAACGCTCTTAACGCTCTCATGCGCCGAGGTAATCGACCCCGCGTTCTGGGCAGAAAAACAGCCGTCAACATCGCCAACCCCTTCACAGCGCACTTCCATGAAAATCGCCATTACATATCCTCCACAGTGAATCCAGCCAGACGAATCTGCCGCTTCGCGAGCGTAATAGCTTCTTCATAAGCCTTTTCTGTCTCAGTCCAATAGCCGTTTGTTTTTGGCAATTGCACCGGATTAGCTAACTTTGACTCCAGCTCTGCGATGCGCTTCTTAGCTTCCAGCAAATCCGAAAGACCTTGTTTAGTGGTGAACATAAGGTGAATAGCAAGCGCTTTCCAGGTGACAGGCTGAAGCTGCCCACAACCATTTGGGCATGGCTCCGGTTCACTGACACCAGTGGTAATTGTGTCTGCTGCAACGTTGATGATGTTTTTCGTCAGAACGAACGAGCACTCAGTGCAGCGCAATATGCCGGGAGCAATACAAGAAGACTCCAGTTCGGCGATGCGCTGCTGCAATTCCTCGCAGTGGTCTGTTATCCCACGGCATTGAGTTTTCCAGTAGTCTTCCATCCCCTTAGCCTTCTCCAGCGCTTCTATGAGCCGATCCGTGTAAATCTCAACTTCAACAGCCATTTGCCGCAATTCGTCGTTAGATGCGTAGGCAATGAGTCTGGATAAACGGTGAATATTTGCGTTTTTTTGTACGCTAGTCAGTTCGGTGATATCAGTCATGGCTGGCCTCCTCGAACAACACATCACCCTCAATACCGCCGACCTGATAAACGATCGTGCCATCTTCGTGATATTCCATTGGTGCAGCGCTCCAGCCTTCGCCATTAGGATCGTCATCGTCGCCAACTTGAACAAAACCGCCAGCAACTACACGGGCCGGATACATTTCACCTTCAGTCCAGTATCCCTCTGTGTCTTTGATGCATTTAATTTTCATACCGCAGCTCCCTTCACGAAGATGATCCAGTGGGTTTTATCGTTCTTCCCGGTGCGCTGGCCGATCGCCGGTTTCTCGTCTGTTAAAGCTATAATTTGGCTAACGGGGATTTGGGTTTCATTCCATTTGAATATGAGCACACCATGTGGCCGCAGTACGCGAAACGCCTCTTTGAATCCTGCGCGAATGTCGGCACGCCATGTTTTTTTGTTCAGGCGCCCGTACTTTTTGCCCATCCACGCGGTCTGGCCGACGCGCTCAAGATGTGGCGGGTCAAACACAACAACCGGAAATGAGGCATCAGCGAACGGCAGCGCACGGAAGTCAGCAACGAGGTCAGGACTGATAACCAGACGGCGGCCGTCGCACAGCTTGTGCTCTTCGGCTCGAATGTCAGCGAATACCGCGCGAGTATCTCGTTTGTTGAACCAGAACATGCGGGAGCCACAGCACATGTCGAGGATGGTTTGCTCGGTCATTTGGCCCCCTCATGCAGCTGCTCTGCGATGCACGAAAAAAAAGACTCCCGCGTATGACTGTTAAGAGCTGATGCAAACGCCGCGTCAAGAACGGCAACATCACAGCCGTCATCGGTATAGAGCGCGATTTTTTTCTCCAGACGCGCTTTCGCTTCCTGCAGCTGCATACCCCGGCAGGCGCGCGGGATATATTCCGCAATCTGTGAAATAGCCTTTTCGTTCTGTTTAAACATGCTTCACCTCGATAGGCTTGATGGTGTCGAGCAGCAGCCGGCGGCGTGTATTTTCTGCAAAGTGACGGCGCCCGGTTTCTTTGTGGTAAAACTCGTTTTTGCCGACGACCCACATCCGCTCTGTCTGGTGCAGTTTTTTTACCTGCGGACCGTCTTTGGTGATCACGGTGCCGGTATGGGTTTTTACGATTGTCATACGGCCTCCCGGGATGACGATGCAGGCGTACAGGTAAAAATGACTTCCTGAATATCGAGGAAACGCTGGAATACGGGGCAACCAAGCAGGCTGTAATTCATCCCAACAGCAACTTTCGGCACCAGGCCAAAACGCTTCATGTCAAAGTCGATGACGGCCCGCTGATCGCGGAAAAGCCCCAAACGACCATGCCGGACAACCTCGCCAGTCGCTTCTGCTTCGGAAAAATACCGCTGGACAGTAGCGCGGCTCAGCCCCAGTTTTTTCATTGCCTCGGTGGTCGTAAGGCGCCCCTGATGCCTCGTGATCCGAATCACTGCGCGGACGTACTCTCTGCGCTCAACTGCTGACAATGCTCTAGCCATACATACCTCACTTAACGACACGCAAATGGCGCACGTTTTTGCGATAGCTGTCCCATTCAAAATTCACCCACATACCGCCGTCCATCTGGAGACGGTCAAGGATCCGCATACCCAGTGTTTCCTTCAGCGATTCATAGTTCAGGTTGGTTAGGATGCCGACAGGTCGCATGGAGGACAGCCGGCGATCGATAACCTGATTCAGGATGACTTTTTCACCGCTGCTTCCGCGCTGAATACCCACCTCATCCAGAATAAGCAGGTCCACATGGCACAAGTCGTCCAGCAAGGACGCCTCTGACTGCCCGCCGTCATAACATTCCCGAACACGCAGCATAAGATCCGGAATGGTTACCACCAGCACAGAGCGGCCACCAGCCAGCAGGTGATTTCCGATTGCTGCCGCCAGATGGTTTTTCCCGGTGCCCGGCGCTCCGCTGAATACGAAACTCGCAAACCCAGAGCCGAAATGCTGCGCATAACTTTTCGCCATCGAGAGCGCACGACGCTGGCCTTCCGACTCAACCTGATAGTTCGCGAATGTGCAGCCGCGGTGCAGATCCTGAATTCCTGCACGTCCAAAGATTTTCTCTGCACGTGCGCGCTGGTTTTGTTTTTCCAGTTCCTCGCAGCACTTACGGCCTTCTTCGGCTTGCCAGGTACGCCATTCATCAACGCTGCCGAATTTAGGCTGAACGCCAGGGGGAATGAGTTTTTTTAATCGCTCCAGTGCATTCCCGGTACGAACAAAGTTTTTCATCGCTACCCCCTGAATCCCGCTGGGATGGTTTTGTCAGGTTCCGAAATCTGATTGGGATCTCGAGTTCCTGGCGCCTGCTGAATCGCCCACGGTTCGCTGAAATGCATACCGGGACCAAAAAATGTTTTCGCCTGTTTCACGTACTGCGTGTTCAGGATTCCCTCGGCTTTAACGAAAGCAGCGTAACGCTCCACACCTGCGAGGATTTCCGCCGTAGTGGTTCCATCCCTGATTCGGGCATTCCAGGCTTTGAAGGCATCGGATTTGCTGTTACCCCCTGCCCGCTTGGGATAAACCGACCAGACCTGCTCGAACTCATTCGGGTATATTTTTTGAGGTTCAGGTTTATCGCCTTCGTCCTGGTTCTGATCGTCAGGGGGTGTGGCGGAGCCATGCCCCGAACTATCTTCCTCCTGATCCTGTTCCTGCTCCTGATCCTGTTCCTGGTTAAGGAACGGTTCGAGAACCCTTTCGGAACCCTTTAGTTTTGCGATACCAATGTGGGATATTGCCGAGGCTAAAACCCGCGCCAGCTCTGGCTTCACCGTAGATTTGTCCGGGACCTGATCAAACAAACGAAGTGCTGCAATTCCCTGGTTTGGGTTTTCAACTGAATTCCAGGTCAGAAAGTTACGAATTAGCACCCATTTCGATGACGAATCACGCGTTGCGAAACCGTTAGCCGATAGCTCATCAAACCCTTTCGAAACCCTTTCAGGAGTCCAGGCAAGGTCTTCCGAAACGTATCCATCAGGCAGTCGGAAACACCCGATCATGTTTGTGTGTTGCCCGGTGAGCAGGTACAGCGCCAGCAACCTGGCATCATCCGATACCCGGCGCATTCCATCGCTTATCCAAAATGATGTATGCACCTTGCCGTAATCACGCATAGAGACCCCGTTGTTGCTTAAACTGGTGTGTTTTCATCACCAAGCACCCACCGCAAAGCCGCTGCGTATTCGCCGCTGGCGGTTTGAAGTTGCTGGGTAATTTCCTTACGGGATTTGAGACGCGGCTTTGTGTCACCGAGAACAGCGCGCTGGCGGCGAGCTTTCTCGTGGCCAGTTACACCCTCTGCCACTGCCTCTAATTGTTTGACCGTTTCCCGTTGCTTTTCCGGTGGCATATCGACCAGTTGACGCGCTTGAGTGACAGTGACTTTTCCAGCCTCAACCGCCGCCTGGACGGCCTGCGTAGCATCCAGTAGAGCCACGGTTGCCTGGACCGTTTTTACGCTGCAGCCAAAAAGCAGGGCAATGTCATTTTCGTCATGACCATATTCCATCTGCTGAACCATTTTTTTGGCCCGGCCCAGTGGGGTATCTGGTTGGGTTATCTCGTTTTCGCTGACCATGTATTTGGCCATTTGAATTGCTGAGCCGCGCTTAGCTATACCGGGTACAGGCCAAGGTTCCAGCCCTGCCCGCTTTCTCCTGGCGTTTGCTTCCTTAGCGTTCTTTACGCGCTGCCGACCTGCCACCACGCAGGTTTTCCCTGTCTCCGGGTCCTTCCACACGATAATCGGTTCGAGTACCCCAAGTTCCATGATGTTGAGGATCACAGCTTCATTAAGCGGTAGGTGTACTCGTTCGTCGTAAAGCGGGTGTGTTGTATCGATCACCAGATGCAGGTTTTCCGGTTCGAAAAACAGGACGTTGCTTTTACCGCTGGCGCCGTACGCGTCGATCGAGTTTTTAGCCATGGGCGCCCCCGTTATTGAAATTCAGTTGGTTCGTGTTCATAATTTCCCCTGTGAATTGATCCAGTTAATTCGCAACGAAAGCCGTAGGTGTTGCAGCACCGCGGCTTTCACCTTTCTGAATTCCAGCATCACGTCACTCCCAGCATTGAAGTGACAATGGCCATCAGCGGCGCCGTTAACTCAGGGTCTATCCGGAACATCTCGACAATTCCCTCACTCAGTTCTTTCAGCTTCTGATGGCGTGGAGCCCCCACAGCAACGGAAATCTTTGCTTCGCTGGTTTCTTTTTCCAGACGAGCCAGACGGGACATAAAATTGTCTTCGGGCATCAGGCGATGGCGGAACTCCAGCGGAAGAACGGCCATGATTGCCGGGGTAAGAAGGCGAACGTACTCGCGATAGCGCTCAGAATCGGCCGGGTTGTCCAGGTAGCGAAAAAGCTTCTGCCGGGCACGGCTGATGTCATCAGGAAACGTGATCTCCTCGCCTCCCTGCTGTCGCCACTCATCGATGATGTGTGCCGACACAACGTCCTGCCCTTCAGCTGCAGCCCAGGCACGAACGGCAGAGCGAATTGCGTCGTTATCCGCCTCTCTCTGTTGATTACGCTTTATCAGAGCGCCGGTGTTGAATCCGGTATTTTGTTGAAAGGGAAGTGTTTGCATGTTTATACCCTCTGCTCCTGCGGCAAACCGTCGGTAGGGTTCGGGTACAAATCGGGGCGCAATTCGTGTGGCGTCACTCCGGTTGCTTTGAAGATAGTGAGAACGCGGCTTTGCGGTACCACGCCGTAATTTCTATTTTTCCAGTGACTAACCGTCATAGCTGAAACATCTAAACTTTCAGCTAGCTTGCTGGCATTCCCTGCAATGTTTATGGCTTTGTCGAGAGCTTTCATAGATGACTCCTGTGAAGAAACACGATAATTAAACAACAGGTTTAAATAACAGTCAAAGAAATTTCAACATATAGTTTATTTCGGGTGTTAAACGATTTGTTTATAATCTTGATATGAGAGAAAAAAACATCAAACCGCCAATGCTTTCTGACCGCCTTACCAAGGTGCTTAAAACCAGGAAGATGAGTAAGTCAGAATTAGCTAGAAGGGTTGGCGTGACTCCGCAAGCTGTGAATAACTGGTTCTCCAGGGGAGAGCTGGGGAGAGAGTCTGCTCAGCAGATTGCGGACGTCCTTAAAATCTCAATCGACTGGCTTTTGAATGGTGATCCGAATGACATTTTGACTATTGAACAAGTCAGAATGAAAAGGCTAAAACAATATGTCGAGAACGGCTCGCTTAAGATAGAAGATGATCCATTCTTTGAAGAAATCCTTTCAGGAAAGAAACCAATCAATGACAATGTCGCAAGGCGTATTGAACGCGACTTCAGTCTCCCTTTCGGCTCTCTTGATTACGATCCAGAGCGAGCACCATCTAATCTAGTTGGGGACTTATCTTCGACTGAGATCGAACTTGTACATCTTTTCCGTCAGATGCCAAAATCGGCGCAAAAGGAAATGCTGTTACTTTTTAACAGCAGAGTGAGTGAGTACTCGTCTCTTTTTAGAGAATTACTTGAACTGAAAGAACAGAAGTAGACCTAGCCCCTTGCGTAGGAGCAGAAACCGGCACTTGCCGGTTTTTTTGTGCCCATCGATCAAAATTAAACTACAAGTTGAAAATGCCCTTGACGCAAATTTAAACCTGCTGTTTAATTCATTCATCAACAACGCGCTGCGTTGCTCCGATAAACGTTCCGCTGGCCACGTAATGGCTGAGGTTGAAATGAGTAAGCACGGCATCAGAGCCATGGTCATTTCGGCAGTAATTGGGCTCTTCATCTGGATTGCGCTTATCAGCGCACTGAGGGGATTGTTTCTATGAATGATTTCGCACGCAAACCCGCTCGTCAGCAGGCTGTTCGTTTAAGTCCGCTGTCAGCTTTCATCCGCCGGGTGTGCTACATGCTCGCGCAAAAAGGAGACCCTTCATGAGCACGATGTTTGCCCTGGTTCTCACCGTCAGCATGCTGACGGGCGGTAATCAGGATGTGCTGCTCGGCGTTTACGACACTGAGAATGACTGCAAGGCAGCCGCAGAAGAGCAACACGTGAAAGCTGAATGCTATCCACTGAAAGGCGTACTGGACGAGCATCCGGCCGGGTTCACGGTGCAAATGTAGGGGGAAGAATGCAGAAGAAATGCGGTTACTGCCGTAAAGCGATCGAGGGAAAACCAGTGGTGAGCACCCTGTTGTACCTCCAGGGGAACCAGCTCGCACGGAAAGAAAAAGAGTACTGCTCTGAACGTTGCGCCTCTTACGACCAGATGGCGCACGAGGGCTAACGTAAACCCGCCGAAGCGGGCTGTACGTCCGGTGCCACCGACCAAAGTTACACCGGAAATTACCAAAACCAATGACCACCCTAAATGGGCGCTACCAATGGCCCGGGGGATTCTACATCCAAAATAGAGGCTATCACATGGAATATTTTTATCTGATAAAAGCGACTCAAAAATCGGGTAAAGCTGATGCCGTAATCTGGCGTACCAATAAATCAGAAGCTCGCGCCCTTCTGCAGCTGGACGTCGATCTGGAAGACGCTGGGATCGAAACAGGCCGCGGCAAAGACTATCAAAAACCAATTCGCACCGATTTCCCGGTATTCAATGACCTTCCGGCGGAAGGTGTTCTCGATTACTCATGGTGCCAACGCTACCAGCTCGGCGACGATGGTCGCACCTGGGCTCTGAAGCCAGGTCAGGCGCCTGCGGAGCATCACATCAATGATGCCGGAGTATCCGCTGAGCCCGTTAGTGGCGAGCTGGTTGATGCCAATACTAATGGCGACGCGGCACAAGGTGAGACCGTGGAAACTTTCGGTAGTGACGAATACCAGGACGATTCCAGCGCGCTTTTTAACGTGGCCGAGCTCCCCTTTCGCGCTCAGCTGCTGGCGCAGTACATGGCCGAAGAACGTCACGTTTATCATATCAGCATGCCTCACCGGCAGGAGCTGTCAGCTCTTGAAATGGACACTGATAACACAGCCGTCCAGGATCTGATTCTGGCCGCCGAGAATGTCCCTGAAATCAAAAAATACGATATGCCGGCGCTCTGGAAATTCACCAGTGCCAATAAAAAAGTCTTCCCCGAAGGGAAACGGCATGAGCTCGGCAAGCGTATCCAGTTTGCAAAGCTGTGGTTCGCTACTAACGCGATCGACCGCGGCATTCTCACCAGGGAATGGGCTGCCGGTAACTGCATTTCTTCGATTTTGAAAACCGATGCAGGTACGAATGCTGGCGGCGGTAATAAAACCGATCGCAACCCTGACTACACCCATACCCTTGATACGCTCGATGTAGAAATAGCCCTGGCCACAATGCCAATGGATTTCGATATCTACAATTTCCCGGCATCAATTCACCGCCGGGCCAAAGAGATCGTTCAGAAGAAAGAAAGTCCGTTCAAGGAATGGTCTGCAGCGCTGCGCAAGGTCGCAGGCATCCTAGATTATTCACGCGCAGCCATTTTTGCCCTTATTCGTGGCGCCACCAGCGATATTCATCATTTCCCGGTAAGTCTGCAGACCTATATCAATGCGAACCTGATCGAGCATAAGCATGACGACCCTTCTGCTGAGACGCTTGAGAAAGCTGGTCATGTTTCATCTGCCGCCGTCACTCTGGACGCTGTGAAAAAGGCTATCGATGGAGATGAAGGTGTGCCGGACCTGGAAACTCTCCCAACTGATTTTCAGGTAATTGGCACCGAACTGGTGAAAGAAGCGCAAAAGAAACGCCCTGACGCTAATCAGGTTCTGGCCGCCGAACGCGGCGAATATGTCGAAGGTATCAGTGACCCTACGGATCCGAAGTGGATAACCGAAGATCTGACCAAACCCAAACAGCCTGAAGTTTCAAACATGGGCAATGGTGTTTTTTCGATTGATGGTCTGATGGATAGCCAGCCAGCACCAGCACCAGCACTTTCTATCGTGGACCAGGCGCGCCAGCGCGCTGCAGAAGAAAAATTACATCCAGCTAATTCCGGGGAAACCACCAGCAATGTGCAGATGGAAACGGCTCAGCCGGTCGAAGACGAAAATGATAATGCGGTATCAGCAGGCGAAGGCGCTGATGAGTCTCCTGCGCAAACAACTGCCGTGAACATGAGCAAAATACTGGCTGAACGCTGCCCGGATCTTACCGCCGAAGTGCTGAAAAGCCAGGTTTCCGAGAGTGCTCATAGCGATGAAGAGGAAGAGGCTGAACAAGCAGCGCCAGTATGGCCGGATTATTTCGAGCCAGGTCGATATGAAGGCGTGCCAAATGAGGTCTACCACGCCGCTAACGGCATCAGCTCCACGATGGTTAAAGATGCGCGGGTTTCGCTGATGTATTTCGAGGCGCGCCACGTATCCAAAACCATCCAGAAGGTACGCTCCCCTGTTCTGGATATGGGCAATCTGGTGCATGCACTGGCGCTGCAGCCTGATCAGTTGGAAAAAGAATTCAGCATCGAGCCGGAAATCCCGGAAGGCGCTTTCACCACGACTGCGACGATCCGCGCGTTTATCGACGAATACAACAACGGGCTTCCGGTTTTGCTCAGCGCAGATGACATCAAGAGATTCCTGGAGGAATACAACGCGACCCTGCCCGCCCAGGTTCCTTTGGGTACATCAGTTGAAGAAACCGGCCAGGGTTATATGTCTTTGCCTGCTGAGTTCCAGCGCATTGAAGACGGTCAAAAGCAAACCGCTACCGCAATGAAGGCATGCATCAAGGAATATAACGCTACTCTGCCCGCCCAGGTGAAAACCAGCGGCAGCCGCGATGCCTTACTGGAACAGCTGGCAATCATTAACCCTGGCCTGGTTGCTCAGGAAGCACAGAAGGTGCAGCCGCTGAAAGTCTCTGGCACAAAGGCCGATCTGATTCAGGCCGTGAAATCGGTAAAACCGGATGCCATATTCGCCGACGAACTGCTGGATGCCTGGCGCGAGAACCCGGAAGGAAAAGTACTGGTTACCCGCCAGCAGTTGGCTACGGCACTGGCCATTCAGAAAGCACTGTTGAATCACCCGACCGCTGGCAAGTTGTTGACGCACCCGAGCCGTGCCGTCGAGGTGAGCTATTTCGGCATTGATGAGGAAACCGGGCTGGAAGTTCGCGTGCGTCCTGACCTTGAGATAGACATGGGCGGCCTGCGCATCGGTGCGGACCTTAAAACCATCAGCATGTGGAACATCAAGCAGGAAGGCCTGCGCGCCAAATTGCACCGGGAAATCATCGAGCGCGATTACCACCTGAGCGCGGCTATGTACTGCGAAACCGCAGCCCTTGACCAGTTCTTCTGGATATTCGTTAACAAAGACGAGAACTACCACTGGATCGCCATCATCGAGGCATCCGAAGAACTGCTGGAACTCGGCATGCTGGAATATCGCAAAGCAATGCGTGCCATCGCGAACGGTTTCGACACTGGCGAATGGCCGGCGCCAATCACTGAGGATTACGCCGAAGAACTCAACGATTTTGATGTGCGCCGTCTCGAAGCGCTGCGCGTACAGGCATAAGGGGATATGACGATGGAAAACACCAATATTGTTACCACTGAGCAACAGGCTCCAAATACCATTTCTGCCAGTAACGCCATCTTCAACGTGCAGGCGCTCGGCCAGCTAACGGCATTTGCAAACCTGATGGCAGATTCTCAGGTGACGGTACCTGCACACCTCGCGGGTAAACCAGCCGATTGCATGGCGATCGTTATGCAGGCAATGCAATGGGGCATGAATCCCTACGCAGTAGCGCAAAAAACGCATCTGGTAAACGGTGTGCTTGGGTATGAAGCCCAATTGGTCAATGCGGTAATCGCCAGCTCAAGCGCCATTCATGGCCGCTTTCACTATCGGTACGGCGGCAACTGGGAGCGCTGCACCAGGACTCAAGAGGTCACCCGGGAAAAGCACGGCAAAAACGGGAAATACAATATCACCGAGCGTGTACGAGGCTGGACAGATGAGGACGAAATCGGGTTATTCGTCCAGGTCGGCGCGATTCTGCGCGGTGAATCAGAAATCACCTGGGGGGAGCCACTTTATCTCTCTGGAGTCGTCACACGTAATTCTCCTTTGTGGGTTTCTAACCCGAAACAGCAAATCGCTTATCTGGGCGTCAAATACTGGGCGCGGCTGTATTGCCCGGAAGTCATCCTGGGTGTTTACAGCCCGGATGAAGTTGAACAAAGACCCGAGCGAGAAATTAACCCGGCGCCGGCGCAAAGAATGTCTGTGGCAGAGATCACCAGCGGAACAGACATCACCACCAGCGCGCAGGATTCAGCTCTCAATATTGATTCCCTGGCAGATGATTTCCGCGACCGCATTGAACGCGCCGAATCGGTCGATGCAGCAAAAGCCATCAGGGCGGATCTGGATAAAGAGAAAGCTGTGTTGGGCACTGTTCTTTTCACCGAGCTGAAAGGTAAAGCCGTGCAGCGTTATTTCATAGTAGACGCCCGAAACAAAGTTGAGGCCGCGATCAACTCTCTACCTAATCCCGGAGAACCGGAAGCCGTCGAACTGTTCGCTAAAACTGAAGGCATTCTCAACGGCGCGAAACGCCACCTCGGTGATGAACTGTATGACCAGTTCCGCATCACCCTGGACGACATGAAACCGGAATACGTGGGCTAAGGGAGGCGGGAGGGTTCGCCCTCCCGGTAACGATATGAGCAAATCACTTAACGCACGATGCATACGCCGCTGGAAAGTTGAATTCAAAGGGCGCTGCGATTCGAAATATAGCCCCTATTGGCACAAGCGCGATCTCCGCGGTTACATCCGTGAGGCGGCACTGACTACGGCGTATTGCATGGTTGAAAACTTGGCCTACAACAACGCAATGCACGATTTTTTCGATGATGTGGGTGACAGGAATGGCTGGTCGCCAGAGTTCTCAGCATGGTACGACGGGCGTCGAGAGCATTATCTCAAAGAAGCTCGTGACTACCTGAATGAAGAAGCCACCAACGACGAAATCGACGACGAAATAGAGAACGAGCTGGAGGCCTGGAATGACTGATATCGCCACCTTCACTAATGAGCAATTAATCGCCGTGTGCCGTGCTGACGTGGCGGAAATGTCGAAGTTTTTAAAAGAGGGTGAATTCAGCAATCCGTCCCGCGCAGCCATGTATTTGCGTATTACTGAAATCGCATTGGCAGCGCTGATGGGGGAGTTCTCATTTGCTCGCAATCAGGTTCGCCGAGAACACGCTGAATGGTCACATGCAACCTTCGGCAATGTTGGTCCGGCTGGCCCACTGAAACACCTCAGCATAGAAGCGCTTGAAGCTGCCGCGGAACCTAACGACCACAGCGAATGGGCTGATATGCAGTTCCTGATGTGGGATGCCCAGCGCAGAGCGGGAATCACTGACGAGCAGATTACCCAGGCGATGATCGATAAGCTCGCGGTAAATAAGGCGCGCCATTGGCCCGAGCCAAAGGACGGGGAACCTCGGATGCATTTACGAAGCGAAGACGAATCACTCAACGCCAGGCGCCGCCGTAATCGTGAATCAAATGCGCGCGCTCGCGAACGTGAAACGCCCGCACAACGCAAAGCCAGACTGGAGAAAAACAGATTGAGAATGGCTCTTCGTCGTAAGGGAGGTGCCAAATGAGCCTGAAACACCGCCTGCCCGAGCTGGAAGCCAGCATCGACCCGGCAGCATTGCGCGTAGCCGCCGACGAATATTCGGATCTGCTTATGACTTTGTGCTTGTGCATGAAGATGGCCGGCCCCACCCGGGCTAACGTGCGCGCCTGCGCCACCGAGCTTAAAAAGCGCCTGACAACCTGGCACAGCCATAAAGAGCTCAATGCAATTCTGTCCAGTTGGGATCCCGTTGGCTATGTTATCGGCCTCCGCCGGGAAGCGAACGACAACGCGCGCGCAGCTGGCGATCCGGTTGATGTTTTTGTGTGAGGTGAATATGCGACTGATTAACCGAAGCAAACAATCACCGCTGGGCCGCCAGGCGTGCGATGCCGCGCTGGCAAAACATGTTGAGCTCTATGGCGATTATGGCAGGCAGAAAATGAAGCGGACCTATACCGTCGTGGTTCAGGGCACAAAAATCACTGTTGAGGTCGTTAATAGGAATTGCAGCTACGTGGCCACGGCCATGAACTGCGCCCGGCGGCTCCGGCATTTACCCGGTCAGGTTTCCTGATATCGAATTATCAATTCGACGCGGCAGGCCAGCTTAAACTCGGTCTGCCGCCTGTGAGGTGTTTATGGCACAGGTCGTTTTTAATGAAGAATGGATCGTTGAATCTCGCCTGACCGAGAGAACTGGACTCACGCAGAGGCAGATAAAAAGTTATCGACTTGGATCATGGATCGAAGGCGTCCATTTCAAAAGGCTTCCCCAGACAGAAGGCGCATGCAAAGAGCGCGCTGTCATTTGGTACAACTTACCCAAGATAAATCAGCTCGTACAGGACGCATGATGACGGCATTACCTACTGGTGTAGAAATTCACAATGGAAAAATCAGGATTTGGTTTCTCTTTCGCGGCAAACGCTGCAGGGAAACACTCAAGGGATGGACTGTTAACAATGCCAACATCAAAAAAGCAGGAAATCTTAGAGCTGCAATAACTGGCGAGATACAAATGGGGATTTTCGAATATGCAAGTCGGTTCCCTGAGTCGAAATCGAAGACATTTGGCGGGGAGGTTCAACCGGTAGAAACATTTGACGACCTCTGCAATCTTTTCCTTGAAAATAAAAGGCTTGAGATTGCAGAGTCATCCTACTTCAATCTCAAATCAATGCTGAGGGTCCTCACTCGGATCATCGGTAAAAACACGCTGATTAAGGATATCCAGCATCACGACATCCTGGCCTGCCGTAGAGAGCTTCTTTACGGCGCTGTTATCCACGATGATTCCCCTTGGCTGAACAAGACTGGCAGAGCCGTTAGTACGGTAAATTTTCGCATTAATGCGCTATGTCTGATGCTCAAGTTTGCCCACCAGAGCAAGTTTGTATCCCATGCGGCTTACGAGAATATTCGTCCATTAAAAAAGGAAAAAACCGTTCCGGATCCATTGCTTCAAGATGAGTATGAGCTATTTATTAACGCAATTACGGAATATCACGCAAGAATTTGGCGGGTTGCGATTTTTACAGGACTCCGTCACGGTGAAATTTGTGCGCTCGCCTGGGAGGATGTAGACCTCCAAAACGGGAAGATTTACGTAAGCCGCAACGTCACGCAAAAGGGAACGTTTTGCCCGCCAAAGACTAAGGCTGGTGTCCGTACAATCACTCTCCTAAAACCAGCGCTCGAAGCATTACGGGAACAATTTGAGCTAACTGGTCATCTTGACGCGACTAATATCGTTTTCCATCACAGGGAGATAGGAAAATCTGAGCAGCAGGCTCTTCGCTTCGTGTTTCGCCCAAAACCTCAATCGAAGAGTAAGGCCGGGTTCTATTCCCGAGGTTCAATATCTTACAGCTGGAAAAGAGGGATGATGCTTGCGAATTTGAGAAGCCGCGACCCTTATCAGTCAAGGCATACCTATGCATGCTGGTCTTTATCTGCCGGAGCAAATCCCTCGTTCATTGCCAGCCAAATGGGGCATGAAAATGCCAAAATGGTTTATACCGTTTATTCAAAATGGATTGGCGATATGGACGAAGATCAGGTCGGGCTACTCGATAGCAAATTCGCAAAGATGTCCCTATAATGCCCCCAAGACTAAAAACATGATAAAATTTTAAAATAATATCAATAACTTAAAACAAACCGGTAAAGTTAATACCGATTTATGCGATAGCAGCAGACCACCTTCCTGATTAACCTTGTCGTAGAAACCAAAAAAGTGACGGCGTCACTGAGCAGCCATGCGCGCTGAACAGGCGCTGGCCTGCGGAATGAGAAAGCGTAAGCAGAAAGCGTCAAGGCGCAACGCTTTCGGCAGGGGCGGTCGCGGCCTGGCGGGGGACGTGGCCGCGATCGGGGGAGATAAACCGCGATAAAGCGGGTAGCCAGGAAGGCTAACGGTTGGCTAAGTTCCTTTTCTCACCAGGCGGGCGGCCTGGACAAAAACTTCATCCTCCACCCCATCCCCCTTCTGTCTGCCCAGCCGCACCAGCTCATCCACGATACTCCCCTGATTAATCTGCTTTTGGGTCGCCACTAAGCTAATGACCGCCGCGCCGATAGCCATGCCAATCAATGCCGTTTGTTCATCTTTATCTTTCATGGTGTCGCTCCGTCTGTCCTCCTCAGAAAGGCTAGCAAAAGATAGCATCTGCTCAATTTCAAAATCACCTTCTTTACACCTCCCGGAAAACGCAGGCGCCGAGCTGACCACGCTTCCTTGCTATGGCGATAGCGCAAAACGCTGTCGCACCACATCGGGTCTTTTATTTGGCCCGAATTCACGCTTCGCGGAAATAAATAAAAATAACGCGCGTGCCCAAGGCAAAAAAAAGAAATAACCATTTAAGCGACAAATCCAGTTTATTCCATTAGGGAATGGCTTAGATGCTAATATTTCATTTCCCCACCGCCTTTTAGAAGCCTATAGTTTTTTTGCCTGCAGAACATCCACTTAGGTTAAAAGACATAAGGATATAATCATGATTGTTTCAGCCCCCAGCGATTATCGCGAAGCCGCTCGTCGCCGTCTGCCACGTTTCCTTTTTGACTATATTGACGGTGGCGCGGTGGCGGAAAATACCATGAACGCTAATGCCGCCGAGCTCGCCTCGGTAGCCCTTCGCCAGCGCGTGCTGTGCGGAGCGGGTGAGCCGACGCTGGCCACCACCATCCTTGATGCCCCATGGGCGATGCCCGTGGCGCTGGGGCCGGTCGGGGCCACCGGAATGTACGCCCGCCGCGGCGAAGTCCAGGCGGCCCGCGCCGCCTCCCGCGCCGGGATCCCTTACACTCTGTCCACCGTGTCGGTCTGCTCCATTGAGGAGGTGGCGAGCCACGCCAGCGGCGCGCTCTGGTCCCAGCTGTACGTACTGAAAGATCGCGGCTATATGCGTAATGCCCTGGAACGCGCCTGGGCTGCCGGCATGAAAACCCTGGTATTCACTGTCGATATGCCGATCCCCGGCTCACGGTATCGCGATAACCGTTCAGGGATGTCCGGGCCGCACGCCACCTTGCGACAGTATCTTCAGGCCTGCACCCACCCGCGCTGGGCAATGAACGTCGGCCTGGCGGGCAGACCCCTGTCGTTCGGTAACATCGAAGCCTATACCGGCCACAAAATGACCATGGATGACTATATGGGGTTCATCAGCAACAACTTCGACCCGTCCATCGCCTGGCACGATCTGGAGTGGATCCGCGACAGCTGGCCAGGAAAGCTGATCATTAAAGGGATCCTCGATGCCGACGATGCGCGCAATGCCGTGCGGCTGGGCGCCGATGGCATTGTGGTCTCCAATCACGGCGGCAGACAGCTCGATGGCGCCATCCCCACCGCCCGGGCGCTGCCGCGGGTGGCGGATGCGGTCGGCGACGATCTGACGGTCCTTGCCGACTCCGGAGTGCGCTCCGGCGTGGACGTTATTCGCCTGCTGGCCCTCGGCGCGAAGGGAGTCCTGCTTGGTCGGGCCTATATTTATGCCCTCGCCGCCGCAGGCGAAGCGGGGGTGGTACACCTGCTGCGCTTATTTGCCGAGGATATGAAGGTCACCATGACCCTCACCGGCGCCACCTCGCCCTCCGCCATCAGCCTCGATTGCCTCGACCGGCTGGAAAAAGATCAACAGCGCAGCCGTGCGGTCCCGGTATCCTTATCTGCCTGA